ACTATTTTCCCTGCATTTTGATAATTATACATCTGATATATATCAGGAATTAATATAGAATCGGCTTTAATAGATTTACCAAATACAAGAACACCACTTTTATCATAATTATCGTGAAAATTAATATTTAAACATATATCTCTTTTCAAATCAAGAATAGGAACAATTTTATTATTTATAATGTCTATAAAAATATCACGTCTAATATAATTATTCGGTGTATATTCAATTGTTTGATTTTTATTAAATTTTATATATATATTTTCGTCATTTAATTCTTTTGTAGAATAAAATATATCAGGTGATATATTCTTAATTTTTGATGCATTTTTTATAGCCAAATCTGTTATATTTTCCCTTACTTCGTCTTTCATTTTATATAATATATTATATAATCTTTATATTATTAAATATTATATCATTAAATATTTATATCATTAAATTTTTGTATCGTTCATTTATAAAACTATTATTTTATTATTACTGTATAAATCATTAATATATAAATCATTACTGTATAAATCATTAATATATAAATCATTACTGTATAAATCATTAATATATAAATCATTACTGTATAAATCATTAATGTATAAATCTCGATATATTGTTTACCATTTATCCTTTTTACCCCCATCATAGACTTTTCCATGTCCTTCTTCTATCATTATATCATTAATCGATTTTTCATCAACCATATTCCATATATCAACTAAAATACGACCATATTTATCAAATTCTGAGCATTTAACCCTAATAATTTTAGTAGGATGTTTTTCCAAAAGTTCTATAAAACGGTCTTTAGCCTTATGCGCGAGTTCCTTTTCATAATCTCTATTCGGATTATTTAAAGATGGTTTCATTTCAGGTGAATCATAACCATTACATCTACATCGATATTTTAATATATCATCATTGTAAATAAATATAAAACTAAATGTATCACCATCATATACGTTTGATGGATATCCATAAAAAATCTGGTCTTTAAAAGAAAAACATTTCATATTATTTTTTTCAGAAGGTGTTAATGTATCAAGTTTCTTTTTAATTGAATTTATATGTTCCTCTTCTGTTTCGGGTTTTGTCTCAACCTCAATAGATAATACTGTTTTAGTAATAGTATTTAAAGGGTTTCCTTTAGTACTATTTAAAATTTGGTTTGAATTAATACAACAACATAAATATTTAAACATGATAATGAAATAATACCTAATTAATACAGTAATAATATTTTATTATATAAACACAATATATATAATAAAAAAACATATTCAATTTTTATTCAAGATTACCACCATCCCGTTTTATGTCCAATAAACTTCTCCAATAATTTCACATCTGGTTCATATATTTTCTTTAATTTTTTATAAACGACTGATGTTTTATCTATTATATCTTTACTTTTTGACGAAAATTCTTCAACGAATGTATCATGGTGTTCAGGTAAATCCAAAAATTTAAATACCGATTGATACTCTTTATCCATATCTTTTTTAACATTTTCAGTAATCAATATATGTATATTGCTTTTTGGGAAATATTTTAATATTTCTGTTATCTGTTGATAATACAAACCGCGTTGTACAAAATGATACCAAAACGCGACGTTATAAGTCCGATTTTCATTCCATCTATTTTCTATTTCATCTTCTATACAATCTTCAAATGAACGTGTATTTCTAAATAAGTCCCTTGACATTTTCCAATGACTATACGCTCTATCAATCGGATTTCTTAGAAATAATATTATCTTTATAAATGGATTTACTATTTGAAGAAGTTCTAAACAAGAAGTTTGATACATGACGTCAGGTGCTTTGTCGCCAACCATCTTTTTACCATAGTTAAAATGCTTTTTATACCATTCAACACCTTTTTGATAATTCTCTTTTTTATCAAAGTAATGTATCTCTTTTTCAACCATTGAAATATCAGGATGTTTATTAAAATTCGTAATTGCCGCTGTTGTCCCGCCTTTCATTGTTCCCGCTATTATAAAATCTAATATACGATATTTTGGAAATTGAAATATTTTAAATGTATTTTTAGGTTTCTTTATATAAATATCATTAGATGTCTTCGTTTTTTTAACAATACTATTTGAAAATAGTTCTATATTTTTATTATTTAATGACATGTTTGGTATAATTATAGTTCCACCTTCAAGTGTCATATTCCAAGCCATTTTTATATCATCAAGTGTAATCTTTTTTTGAATTATTATATAATCAAAAAATGGTGGATTATATACATGTCCCGCGTGAACTTTATAAACGGGTAATGTCGTCTGTAAAATCTTTTTTGTTTTTGTTTTTTTTATTCCACATTTGTTTAATATACTATTTGATAAATCATCACTAATTATAATACATCTTTTTGAATAACTCATTTATTTTATAAATTACTTCTAATATATTATATATATATAAATATAATTATTAATTTATTTAATATTCTTCTATAAAATCATCTAATGAATAATATTTTTTTAATTTAATTGAATTAATAGAATTGATATATCTCTGTTTTTCAACTTCATATTCAAAATATTTCGCTGATTCACATTCAATACACTTAAACATATAATCATTTTTACATACATCACATATATAAGTGCATTTTTTTAATATTTTAGATATATCATTGTGATTTAATGTATCATCGTCTAAAATATCAACTAATGAATCCATTGAATATGATACAGATCTTTCAACTCTTTTAACGGAGTTATTCAAAAAATTGTTAATTCGTACATTATATAATTCAGTAAGATTATTTACGGATTTTGATTTTTTCATTATTGTAATTTTTTATGATATTCTAAAAAATTATCTAATTCACAGTTATTATTTAAAAAATATTCTCTAAATAATTTCGCTCTATTATATATTTCATTATAATCAATTGTTTTTATATATTTTATAAATTCATTATATAATTCTGATTTTTTATAAAATATTATATTAAAATTATTATAATATTCTTCTTCTATTTTATTTACAGATTCAGAAAAAACAACACCTCCATTGGCTAATATTGGAATAATACGGAATGTTTCAAATGATTCACACCCATCCCTTCTATGAATATTTAAATAAAACAAATGATTATTTAATATATTCGTCCATTCAGTTTTACTCCAAATATCCGTTATATTTATTAAATACTTATTAAATTCATTACAAATTCCATATCTTACAATATTTATATTACCAAAAAATATTATTTTATCAGTATTTCTTAATTTTAATGAATTAATATCAATGTTTGCGAAATTCAATGTTTCATTATAATGTGGAAATACTTTATATATAGGTTGATATATATTAAGTTTTTTAAAATTATTTACTGTATATGTCCATAAAGCATATGGTTTAATCATCTTTATAAGGTCTGTAAAAACGCGTTTTTCAATTATAAAATTTATTGGTTCTGTTAAATAAAATATTTTAAATTTAAATGTTTTTGATATGTCGATTATTGTTTTTTTAATTTCGTTATAATCATATATATAATGTGGATTTACTATTATTAAAAATATATCTTTTAAAGGATTTATATTTTCATTTAGTAAAATCACATTTGAATATTTAATACATTCAATATTTTTTAAGTATAATTCATATAAAATAGCTTCTTCAAAAAAATTAAATAATTTAGATGCAGGATTATATATAATAAATTTCATATTATTTATTATTTATTATATTATTTATTACATTTCATCTTTTATATATAAAAATAATAAAATATTAAATTAATAAATTAAAAATATTTATTAAATGAATTTATATTTTCAAGAAAATAATTTAAAAATAGTTGCACTTATTCTCGCACGAAGTGGTTCAAAAGGAATACCTAATAAAAACATAAAACTTTACAAAGGCATCCCTTTAATGGCACATAGTATTAAATTAGGTTTAATATGTCCTTATATATCAGACGTTTATGTTTCAACTGATTCAAAAGAATATATGGATATAGCACTTTCATATGGAGCGAATTATATGGAGTTAAGAGACCCTGAAATATCTGATGATTTATCACCCGATATTGATGCTTTTAAACATTTTTTAAAATGGTATTTTAAAACAAATAATCAATATCCAGATTTAATAGTACAATTACGTCCAACATATCCTAATAGAACAATTGATTTATTAAATAATTGTATAGAAAAATATATTAGTGAATATCATAATTATGATAGTTTAAGAACCGTTGTTAAAATTGAAAAAACTCCTTATAAAATGTATTATATTGAAAATAATATTTTAAAACCATATTTAAAATACGATAGTCAAAATCGATTTAAAGAACCATTTAATCAAGCACGTCAGTATTTCAATGATAGTTATTTACACAATGGATGCATTGATATAATTAAAACATCAGTAATATTGGAAGATGATTTATTATCAGGCGAGAGAATTATGCCGTATATTATGAATTCGGATGAAATAGATGATATTGATACAATAAATGATTTTTTAAAATCAGAAAATAAATCTTTAATAAATATATAGATAAATTAATATGAATTTTGAAAATTCCAAAAAATATTTGACAACAACAAAATTAATTACATATATTATAATAAATATTATAAAATTGCGCGAGTTACATATGAAATTAACAACAGGAACGCTATTGAATAAAATTATAATTATAAAAGATATCGCTAAATTTGGACTTGATATAATGAGTTTTAATATATTAACAATTTTATTAAATTCGGTTGGATATTACAAGAAATTTAGAAAAGGATTTACTTATATAATTCGACTAATAAAAAATAGAGGTAAAAAAGATAATAGTGATGAAAATGTTGTTATATAAAATCATTACAATTAGTTATTTTTAATTCAAAAAAATAGATATTTTATATAGGTAGATGTTTAAAAAACATAGTATTATAGAAGATAATGATTCATGTGAATTATGTTTTTCAATACCTGTTCATGAAAAACAAGATGTTATAAATAATCAAATAGAGAATATATTAAATTTTAATCCAAACGCGAAAATAGTTATTCATGTAAATAAGAGTTTTAAAGAGTTTAAAAAAGATTTAACTCAATATGATAATGTATATATAAATCGTAATCAATATAATTATGTTTTTGGAAAAGGATTATTATGGATACATATACAAAATTTTATTGAAATGTTGAATTTAAACGTTAATTTTAAATATTTCATTATTTTTTCATCAAATGAAATGTTTATTAGAGAAGGATGTATTCAATATATTAAAAAACATAAAAATGGACTTCAATGCGTTGAATTTGATAAGTCAGTAGATTGGCATAATTTTCATAAAGGACTTGAAAATGATAAGATATTATTAAATCTTATAAAAGATTTGGGTTTAGAGAAAATTTATGGAGGGCAAACCGAAGGTCAATTTTATGAAAAGGATATTTTTAATAAAATAAAAGAGATTTATTTAAAACATTTTGGTGAAAGAGAATTATATACTTTTGAAACTGAGGAAATTGTTATTCAAACAATTTTTAAAGGTTTATTCAAAGAAAATTCTTTAAATATAGGACTACCTATTACTATTCAAAATTATTCAAATAAAATAGATTTTAATGAAGATTTTATTCATAATATTATACATAAAAAAGACTTTATCATACCATCAAATAAAATAAATGGTAATTTAATATCTGCGCATGTGGGTATAGGATTTGATAATGGGATTGATTCTATATATTCTATTAAAAGGGTCGATAGAACATTTAATGATATAAGAATGTTATTAACAATGAATGGTTTTATTATGAACGATAATAAATATGTATTGGAAAGAACATATTATTCACATGGATGTGAAATTAAATTATTAAATAATTATACAAAACATATACATTTTAAAAAAACAATAGGTATTAGACCGTTTCAATGGTTTGGATATAATATGGTAAAAGGTGGTTTTTATAATTGTTCTTTTAAAGTGAAAGTTAATAAAAAGATTGGGTCTAAATGGGGTATTAAAATAGAATGTAGTGGTTTATTATATAATTATTTTAATAAAAAAATAGATGGTGTATTAGGTAAATGGATTGAAATAAGTTTTCCATTTCAAACGAAAGAAAATAGTATGCTTTTATTTTATTTTGATGACTGCTTTGAAGAATTGGACATGGAATTTAAAAATATTGTTATAGAAGAAAAAAAATATTATTCGAATAATAGTGATAATATCGCGATTGTTTTATATAATAGTCGTTTTAATAAAGAATTAATTAAAAATAAAATTAATAATAATAATAACAAGTTAATTACTGATAGTGGTGGTAGTGTACTAAATAATGATATTATTAATTATGATAATATATATAATAATATATTTAAACCACTTGAAACTTTATATGATAGATATATATTTTTAATAATAGATGATGAGATAGATAATGATTTAAAAAATAAATATTTAAATAAATATTTACCAGTTTCTATTAGTTTTAATAAGAATGTTAATAATTCTAATAAAATGAATGATATTTTTATAAAATGTTTAGATGAAGTTATTATATATAAATTATATTGTAATATTGAATTTAAATTTATAATAATGTTTGATATTGAGTCAATTTTTACAAAGAATATAACTGATTTTAATTTTTATATAAATAAATTTAATTTTATATCATATTATATACCATATATTAATAACAAAATAGCAAACTCATATGAATTTATATCATTCCCTTATAAATATATTGATAATGTTTATAATTTATTAAAAACGAATTATAACAATAAAACACTATGTTATGAATTGTATTGGAGATTAAAAGACACTATTGAAATAAAGAATTTTAATTTTATTTTTGACGAAAACTATGCATCAAATGGAGCAACGCCACTAATTAAATATAAAGAAGACATTAAAGATACGTATATTAGAGATGGGTTTTTATTTAATGATGATTATATTGATAATATTACATATTATAATAAAAATAAATTAGCAACTCTTATAAGGGAAGATAATTCATATCATTTTTTAAAAAATATTACTACAAGGGATGAACCGTATATTTGGATTGGTTTATGGATAGACTTGATTGGAATTAAACAGAATTTTAATGGAATAATTAAAATTAAATTTTCTATAAAAATAATAAATAGTATTGAAGAAAATAATTCTTTATGGGGTATTAAAACACATGACCCATTATGTTATTATAAAGATTGGATAAATGATTGTGTTATAGGTGAATATACTAATATTGATATTGATATAAAAATAAATAAAAACAGTCAATATATAATATTTTGTTTTGATAATTTTAGAGATAGTTTAGATATTTATATTAAATATTTTAAAATTATCATTGATTATTGATGGATTGCGATGAAGTATATTTAAATTTTTCCGATATTATTATTTTTTAGTGGAACCGTTGTTTCTCCAAAAGTAATATAACTTTTATTATTAGATGTTTTTTTATTAACTTTTGTTTTTTTAGGTGGTCTTTGAGAATTATTTTCTGTAATTTTGGTTTTCTTTCTCTTTGTTACTTTCTTTCTTTTTGTTACTTTCTTAGGATGTGCTTCATTATATTTGTCGTATATAATACTTAAGAAAGTACCGTCCTTTTCTTCAATTTTTTTATTTTTAATTTGTATTTTTAAGAATCTGTTTCCTTTTTTATTTGTTACAATACTTGATTTTCCACCAGAAGTTATGATATATTTATATAGATAAAATGCCCTTAAAATATACATGTCAATGAATTCAATATTATAATTGTCAACATTAACTATTTCTATTAATGTACTTATAAGTGATTCAAGTCCTGTTCCCATTCTAACTGCGAGGTCTTGTAATAATTCATGGTTTTCTGGTTCGATAAAAAACTCAAATTTAGTTTTATTTGGTATGGTACTTATTTTAATTTCTTGTCCTAAGTGCTCTTGCCAATCATGTGGTTCACTCCATTGTATACATAATCCATAAAAAACTCTTGTAGGATATCCTGCAAAATTGGGATAATCCCCCTCATATACTCCCATAAAATAGTCTGAATTTTTTTTATATAATTGTTCTCTTACAAAATTTTCGAATAAAGGTATATCATTTCCAACAATTTCATATAGATATGGATTAATATTTTTTAAAATATCACTATACAGCCTATTCATATATGAGTTTAACTCAATTAGTTCAGTTTCATCAGAAAAAATTTCTAAAAAGTTTCCATTATATTGTTCTAAATGTCCGCGAGCAAAAAGTATAACTATTTTTGAAATTTTAACAAAATCTCTATTTTTACGTATATTATTAAAAAGTTCTTTTATATTCTCATTTAATTTGGGATGTCTCATTTCAAACTCATTCATCATTAATATTGTTGTTCCTCTTGCTTTATTTCCAAAAAGTTTTATTAATTCACCACATTGTTGAATCGATTCATCATTTTTTTTATAATTTTTAGTAGTTACTAAATTTTTAAATTGTATGTTTTTTCCATAATTCATTATTTATATTATTATAATAGATATATATTTTATAAAATTAAAAATAAAATTAAAAATAAAATTAAAAATAAAATTAAAATCCTTTTCTAAATAATCTTTTCTAAATTTGTTAATAATAAAATATCTTTTTCAACCCTACCGCGGTCAACTAAATTACTTTTACATAATGCATCAACCAATTCATTTTCTATAAAATTACAACCATAATGTTTTAAATATAATATTTTTTCTTGATTATATTTTAAATAACCTAATATAATTCCCTCATCATGATAAAATGATTTAGGTATTCTATCAAGTATTATAAAATTATATTTAATAAAATTCTCTAAATTCTGGACTTTTATACAGAAACCAAAAAATCCACCTAAACCCTGACCATAAAAGAATTTATTATTATTTGATTCTTTAAATATTTCATATTCTATATAGTTTTCATCTAAAGTCTTATATTCTTTGTCAAAATACATCTTCCAAAATCCCGATGAAAATGTTATAAAAGGATATGAATGATATCCTATACAAAAATTCTTTAATAAATTCTTATTATAAATTCTATCATCATCTATTACTATTAATAAATTATCTTTAATTTCATCATAATAATTCATTAATGGTCCTAAATATTTACTCGCTGGGCCATAATCAAAATCTATCTCAATTATACATACTCTATGATCAATCGCCTTAATATCATTTATTATATCACTCGAAATATCTTCATTAAATCTCTTGTATTTTTTAGGGATTGTTATAAATAATTTTTCAAGAGGATATGTTTGATTTTGAAAAAGATATATTATATTATCTTTAAATTGTGATAGTTTAATACGCGATGGTATAGTTGTTAATGAAACATAACATTTTCGAATTGTTAAATCTATTTTTTTATATATCTCACTTTTCATGGATGGTCCTATATTTATTTGAAATGTTACATTATTTATTAAATCTTCTACTTCTACAAATAAATTTTGTCCCCATTCACTATTTTTATCGATGCGTTTTATATATATTGTATTATTTTCTTCATAAAATCGTATTATAAATAAGTCTGGATAAATATTTGGTATAATTCTAAAATGATAATACGATGATTCATAATAATTAATACAATCGCGGTATTCAAGCTGACTTAAACGAATATTTATAACAACCTCGTTTGTTTCAGAACTACCTATATAAATAATCTTTTCTTTTAATGTATCTTTATCAACATATTTTAAATTAAGGTCTTGTCCCCATCCTTCATTTTTATCAAGTCTTTTTACTATTATATTTTGTTCATCTTTATTATAGTCTATGTTAAAAACATCGTTATATTTATATGAAATATAAAATATTTTGTAAAAATCATTTTCAAAATATATATGATCAATTATATTTTCTCTATCAATATCATAATCATAATCTATTAATTTAATATTATAATCAGAACTTCCAATATTAATTATAGATTCTTTCTGTATTAATTTATTATATAATAATATATTTAAATCTTGACCCCATCCACATAATGCATCAAGTCTTTTTACTATTATTTTAATATTTAAAGTCGTTTTTAAAAGATATTCATTTGAAAATTCATTAACAATATTATTATCGGTGTAATCTAAATAAAAACCAAACATATCATTAAAATTGTTTTTATATAATGTGATTTTAATATGTTCATTTTCAAAATAATTTATATCATATATTTTATAATTTTCCATATTAGATATTTATAATTTTTTAATAAAAATTAAATTAATTTATAATAAAATTAGAAATTAAAAATTGAAATTTTAGTTTGATTTGATTAAATAAATATAAAGATATAGTTATATTTATTATAAATAATGAAACTTTTAAATTTTTTATTTTTAAATTTATTTAATTTGCCAATTCGATTAAACAATAGAATTATACAATATAGTAGTTCAATTTATTATGATGAAATTTTTGATATATTTGAAAATGTTAGGTCATATACTATAGAATCAAATATAATTCCATGCAACGAGGACGAAGATTGTCCTGTTCCATATAAATGTTGTAATAATCCACTTATTTCAAATTTTACTAATTTCTGTTGTATTGATAATAGAAATAAATTAAAAGTTGATTATATTTAGAATAGATTTTAATATAGTTTTATATAGTTTTACTATAAAAGCTTTGATGTTTTATTCGATGATTTTAAAAAGTTATTTATAAAATATGAAAAACTTGAGTTTTGATTTCCAATAAAATAGTCAGAATCTTTTGCTATAATAAAATCAATAATTGCATATAATTCCCTATATTTATTAATATCATCTTTGTTAATAAAGTTATTTTTATCTATAAATCTATATTTATTTTGTATTTCTTTATAAAAATCATTATTTATATTATTTTGTATTATAAGTGATGAACAAACATATATATTTTCATAAAATTGTGTTAAATCATTAAATTCTTTAACATATTTGAGTTTTGTTATATTATTAAAATCATCTATATTTATATTTAAATGTTTTGAATAATAATTTAATGCATCGTCTTCTAATCTTAGATGAACACATGCATATTTTGATAAATTAAGACTCTTTTTAATTAAATTTGCTTTTTTTATATAATCATCTGAAAATTCAAATGAATTATTAATTGTATTTATAATATTTAAATAACCATCTTCTGGTAAATTAACATTTATTAGATTTCCAATGTGTAGTATATGTATATCATTTTTTTCAATAATTAATTTATATAAATCTTTTATTGACAAATCGTTATTTTCAATTTTATAATGTTCATTATTATTTAAATCTAATAAAATATTAGTTGATAATTTTAAATTATTAATTGTTTCATTAAGTTTATTTAAATTTAATATACTTGTTAAATCAATATATTCATTATTTTTATAATCTATTTGAAATCCATTAAAATAAATATCTCTATTAAAATAATGTCCGTATATAATACCATTTGTAATAGTAATTAATTGATTACATAATCCTCCTCTTGGCGTTATAATAAATATTTTCCTATCTATATTTATATATGACATATAATTATTTATAATAATATTATTTTATACACAAATCTCATAAATATCACATATATTCTGTTATTATACTTTTGTTAAGATTAAGATTGTCTATAAGTTTGTAATATTTTATACATTTTTCATTATTATGCAATGGAATTAATGTAAAAATAAGAGATGCAGTTATAATATTTAGAAAATATATATAAATGGGGTCTACATATATCTCTTTAAATTTATCTAAAAAATATTTAATAATAGTAGATTTATAATTTATATTAATAGATTTATCATCTAATATTTCATCATATCCAATTAGAGATTGATATATTTTCGCCCAATCATATAATTGATCTCCGTAAATCGAAAGTACATCTCCTAATTTACCTCTCATGTCAATCAGTTTTATTTTACCTAAATTATTAATTATTATATTTGTAAATACAGTATCCCCGTGAATCATTGACACTATACCATTATTATTATATTCGTAATCATATAGTTCATTATATAATAAACTATATAATTCATTACTATTATCAAATATATCATAAAACATTTTATGTTCATCATATCTTTTTTTTAGTTTTTTTGAATAATTATTATAAATCAACTTTGAAATATTATTGTCCACATTATCTTTAATTGAATGTATTCGTTTAATTGTTCCTAATACATTATCAAACTGTTCTAATGTTAGTTCTTCATTTAAGTATAATTTACTAACGGGAATCCCATTAATTCTCTCCATTTCATAAAATTTATATTCGTTATCATAATTTAACATTATTGGAAAAATGTCTTTTATTTGATTCGGTATATTTAAATAATAGTATATTTCACCAGATAAATCAAATGATATTTTTTTAAATGTTTTTAAATTTGTTTCTATAATATCATTATAGTCACGCGGTTCAACTTTATTAAAGAAAAATCCCAGTTCTTTTTCTAAATTATCATTGTATTTAATACTTTTTGTAGATATATGAAAATCATATTTTGGTTTTTCGAAATATATAAAATGGTATTTTATATTTTTTTTCAATAAATCTTCTTCTATTAATAATTTATTTTCATATGATTGTGTTGTTTCAATTATAATATTATTTCCTATTTTATATAAATATTGAATAATTGAATTTAAATAACCATTAATAATATCATCATAATCAAATGAAAATGTCTTTTTACATATCATTTGATTATTGTTTAAAGCATTTATTTTAGGGAAATTATTACAAAACAATCTTATATGAAATGCCGTTTCTAATGATATATAATATTCATAATCCAATATTACTTTTTGAAAAGTATTTATATCATATACTTTTTCATTATTTATTTCATTATTTATTTCATTATTTATTTCATTATTTATTTCATTATTTATTTCATTATTTATTTTATTATTCATATATAATATGCTTGCTTCATTTATAAATGATGAATAATCATTATACATATTATCATTCAAATCATTATTAATTAAAAAAATAGTATTCTTGTAGTTAGTAAGATTTAATATGTTTTTTAAAAAGAAATATTTTGTATTTATTAATAAATATTCGTCTTTAATAGATATTTTTTTAATAATATCGTAAATATAATTTTCAGGAGATTTATATATAAAAATAAATTCTTTTTCTGGAAAGTTTGATTTTAATTCATGAGTTATTTCGTATTTATAAAATTCGTTATTATATATTATTATAATTTTTTCATATAAATATATATTCAAATAATTTAAAATCCATATTATAATATTTATTCCAAATATTTTTATTAAAGGTTGTGGATATTTATAATTATATTTTTCAAAAGTCTTGTCTAATAAATCAGTATATACGAATAGTAACATATATATTGTTTTATATAAAAAATATTATATTACACCGTCTATAATAATTTATAAAAAATTTGGTTTAAAAAATTTTATATTTTATATTTTATATTATAGTGATAAATCATAATGATTAATTATAATGAAAATAATGATGTGCCAATAAATGCACAAATAGTTGTTGCACGATATAACGAAAACATATCACATTTAAACGCTTTTAGTAATATTGTTATTGTTTATAATAAAGGTGATGATAATATACCACAAGAATATTCAACTATAAAACTTCCAAATATAGGAAGAGAGAGTCATACATATTTATATCATATTATTAATAATTATGATAATCTTGCAGATAAAACATTATTTATTCAAGGTAGAACTAGCGATCATAAAATATTTCCTATAATAGATTATTTTAAAGAAGGTGATTTTATAGGTAATATTAGTGAATATGGTATAAATATGATAAAAAGTAGAATACAACACAGTGGTAAATATTTAAATGATTTAAATAATGGTAATTTAATAAAAAGTAAATATACTCCACTTGAATGGATGAAAGTTATTGGATTAAATATTGAAGATTCATTAATATTTAAAATGGTTTGGGGTGCAAATTTTTCACTTTCTAAAAAAAAAATTTTGGAAAAATCTAAAATATTTTATCAAAATTTATTAAAATATGTAGAGTATCATAATAATCCAGAAGAAGGTCATTTTTTTGAAAGATCATGGTATTCAATATTTAATTATCCAGAATGGCACAATGATAAAAAAATAATTTTAGTTTATAATTTAAAAAATAATGTTATTAAAAATAATATTTTAAATAAATGTAAAACTATAATATTTAATGATAATAATATTGATGAAATACATTTATGGGGATTAAATGAAATGTCTACAAATGAAATACCATTAAAATATATATTTAGTAAAAATTATTATAAAATATATAATTTAAAAGATAATATTGTTGATGATCGTATTTATTTTGTAAAATTAGACATTATTTATGCATTTAATTTTTTTATAAAAATTAATTTACCTGATATTTTAAATAATGATAATTTTATTGAATATCATTTTTCTAATAATAGTATTAAATTATTTTATAATAATGTTTTTATAAATGAATGTAATTATAAAAATAATTATATTAATTTAATAATAGATATTTATTATGAAAACAATTATATTATTTTATCAATAAATAATAATATATTATTAAAAAACTTTATTCAAATCAATCTGAATTATATTCCAGAATATTATTATGTAAAAAATAATGATAATATAGGTATTTATTTAAATAATTATTCAATGTCTAATATTTTTTTATTTAATGGTGAATTAAATACAGTATTTTATAAAGAACATTATGAAAAATACTATATAATGGAATTAATGGATTACTTATATCAATAAATTATCCAGCATGATGTTGATGAACTAATTTCAGTATTTATTATATTAAATAATGGCGCAGGTAATTGAATAACTTGATTATCATTAAATTTTACAGTTAAACTATTGTATTTTAATGAAATATTTATATTATTATATATGTTATAATTAATTTTATTAATATCTTTATATAAATTCGTTTTCACTAATACTTTTCCGTTAAATAATGTTGTTATAGTATTATTAAATAAATATATACTAAATTTATTTTTAAAGTCGTTGATTAATGTTACTAATATATCGTTCCCTTTTAATAAAAAATTTATTGAATTATCTTCAATATTAATACGATTTGAATAAATATTTTTACTTGGTATATACATAATAGATTGATTTAAATTATTTAGTAATAGTTTTTTTGTTTCTGTTGATTCTAATGATGAATTTTTTGTAGTAATATATTTAGATGAATTTATGCTTAATGTATTATAAATATATTCATATATATTATTAATATTGAATATTTCAAGGGCTTTTTTATATCCATTTTGTGCTATATTTTCACAATTTAATAAACTTAATTTATTATTTATTCTTACTAAAATATCTTCTACAGGCATATAATCATCATATAGTATTTCTATATAATCAATGTCAGGTATAAAATGTTTATAATAAAACTCTTCAAATGACTTTAAAGGGTCTTTATTTTTTAATTGAATTACACATGAACCTGATAAAAATAAATAGTTTAGACGACCAGAATATGAATGACCATTCATATTTAATAAATATTTGTATTTAATAATATTTGTTATAGGATATCTATTTTTAGTTATATTTGTTAAATTTATTTCATAGAGTGGATTATTTAATGTATTTAAAAACATTTTATTACGTATTGTATTTGTATCTGCACCTGACCAAAAAATAGTATTTTTTTTACTGTTCCAACTTGTTTGATTATTTTTAAAAAAATTATATATAACTTCATATGTTCCAATATTTGCTTCTACCCAGTGATTGAAATTGAAATTTGGGAATAAAACTGTATTATATGTGGAATTTTTACAAAATGTATATAAAAAACTATGTTCTCTAAGTGGTTCTGATTCAATAAAATCATTTGTAAATATTAAAAATGATATTGATGGTAATCTTTTATATTGATTTGCTTTTATTAATAATTCTATAACACTTTGATTTCTTGTTTCATAGCCTTTTTTTTCAATAAATTTTATATTTCCATCTAAAATTTGTATTAACATTACTGCTTCTTCAAATTGACTAAATATATTTTTCAAATCAGTAAAAGTATAATTTTCGGGAACAGGATAATCTTCTAAAATATTGTTTATTATATTTTCATTCAATACATATTTATTTACATTACTGTTTTCTAAAACTAAATCATTAATAATATTATTAATAGTATCATTTACTTCAGTTTTTGAAATATTTTCTTTTTCATTATCTTTACATTTAATTTCATAATCAGTGCATTTATTGTTATTATCAGTAAAATTATCTTCATGAAAAAATTTTACAATTTTTTTAGAAACATTTTCTATCTCCTCATCGTCTGTTTGAAATAAATTAGAAATATTATTCTCAACTATTGTTCCTTTAGAATTAGATTTTTTATAACTTCTTTTTTTATTACTATTATCGAGTTTTTCAGTAATTATTTCATCCGCACTTGAGACGTCAGTACTTGTGGATTCAGCACTTGTTGGTTCAGTACTTGTGTGTTCAGTACTTATGGCTTCAGTACTTATGGCTTCAGTACTTGTTGGTTCAGTACTTGTGGGTTCAGTACTTGAGATGTCTGTACTTGAGACTTTAGTACTTGTTGGTTCAGTACTTAAGACGTCTTTACTTGTGGCTTCAGTACTTGCGGGTTCAGTACTTGAGACGTCTGTACTTGAGACATCAGTACTTAAGACGTCTGTACTTGAGACATTAGTACTTGAGGGTTCAGTACTTAAGACGTCTGTACTTGAGACATCTATACTTGCGGGTTCAGTACTTGAGACGTCAGTATTTAATGTTATATCATTTAAACCATCATTAATATTATTTACAGTACTTTTTAATATATCATCATTAGATTTTTTTGAATTTCTTTTTTTAGTAACTTTTGGTTCTTTTTTAGTAGATTTATCTTCATTTGAAACTGACTTTTTTGGTGGCATATATAATTAAAATAAAAATTAAATTATTAAAATAAACACATTCGACAAATTGAAAATATAAATATAATTTTTATAAATATATCTTAGTCATTAAAATAATGGAAGTAAATAATAATTTTGTAGAGAGACTTAAAAATAAATATCAAATTGTAGTAGCAAGATATAATGAAGATATTCATTGGTTATTACCATTTAAATTAGTAACAATTATTTATAATAAAGGTGATGATAAGGATTTAATAATAAATAATTTTAATACAATAAAATTAAAAAATGTTGGACGCGAAAGTCATACATATTTATATCATATTATAAATAATTATGAAAATTTAAAAGAAAGAACTATATTTATACAGGGTCGTATAAGTGACCATAAAGTATTAGATTTTGAAGATTATTTTAAAGATACATATGATTTTATAGCAAAAACAAGTGATTTAAAATTAGATAAATTAAAAGTAATGATTGAACATTATGGTAAATGGTCTAAAGAAAATATACAGAAATGTGAATATACGCCTTATGATTGGATTGAAAAAGTCATTGGAATAAATTTAAGTGAAATTTCAAATGATGAAACAAAAGTAGTATGGGGTGCAAATTTTTCAATATCAAGAGAAATGATACATCGTAAACCAAAAATATTTTATGAAAATTTATTACGATTCTTAGATTATGATATTAATCCAGAAGAAGGCCATTATATGGAACGTTCGTGGTATATATTATTTCATAATAATTATTCTAAAAAAAAATCAATCGGATATATATTTTTTAAATATAATTTAAAACATTTAGAAAAAGATTTATTTGAAAATATTAATAAAAATGAATATGATGATATTCATATATGGGTTCCAATTAAAGCAAATTATGAATATGGTAAGAAATTTAAAATAAATTTTACTCCAAACAATAATAAATATAATCTAATATATCCTTCTATAAAAAATAATTCTTTTTATATTGATATAAAAGGAAATAATGATGCACATATACTAATAAATTTTCATAAAAAAATAAATGTTTTTAATGAATTAAATGAAATTGTCGTAAATGATAGCATTGAATCATATGAAATAGTTATAGGTGGATGGAACAATAATATTTCAGTTATACGTGATTATAATAAAAATAAAATATTAGCATCATTTGAAAGTAAAATATTAGATAAAAATAATTATTTAAAATTACATTTATCATTTAATAATAGATTTATTATTAATTTAATAGAAGATGAATATAGTAAAACTATATTTGATATTGATAATATTTATAATGGATTTGATATTCATACTGTAATGATAAAAAGTTATTTTGGAGGAGAAATTTTTTGGAATTATGATTTTAATGGAGGAAATGTATATTTATGTAATAATGTTTATGAAGAAAATAATATATTAAAAAATGTTTATAACAAATATTATGCTGAATATTATATAAAGAGGATTGATTTAGAGGATTTAATATAAAAGATTTAATATAGAAGATTTAATATAAATATTATATTACAAATATTATATTACGAAAAATTTCTCATTACTATCAGATGAACCTATATTGATATGATTTATTATATTTTTTTTATTATTAATTGCTTTCACATTTAAATTTTGACCCCATCCACATATGTCATCTATTCTTTTTATTCTATATATATTAGAACTTTTATCTATGGATGTTATTATAAATCTATCTTTATGGTGATTTGGATAAAAATAAAATGTTATATTATCATTTTCGTCATTATTATTATTTTTTGTAAAGAGTGATTCATTAATATCAATTTTAAATGGTTCTGTTTTATTTAATGATTCTTTATCTAATATATATCTTTTTTTAATATTAGGTTTATTTTCATAATTGTCAAAGTTTAACTCATTCAATATATCATAATCATTATTTATATTTGAATCATTTTTATTCAGAATATATTTAGTTAATTTCATCAAATAATTATAAAGGGTCGCATTATTAGGCGATATAATAATACAATCTTTATTATATTCGTCTAATATAATTGTATCTTCAACTGTATCTTCAACTGTATCTTCAACTGTATCTTCAACTGTATCTTCAACATCTATTATTTTACAAAGCGATTTATTTAAAATTGTATTTATAGGAAAATAACAACCTCCATTATCATATAAATATAAACATTTAAAGAAAAGTGCTTTTATATTATCATCATATATTAGGTCAAATGCTTCTAAATAATCAATATTTGAATTATGATTTTTTATTATATAATCTCTTATATCAATATCATTAAAGATTTTATATTTATATGATGGATTTAAATCAATCATTCCCATCGAAGAATTATATGTATAAATATTCGAATGAACTGGTTTATTTAAATAACTTATTATATTTTTTGGTATTTTAATAATATCCTCTTCAAAATGTTCAATTAGAATTATTCTTGTATAAATTTCAATGATTTTTACATTTACATCACATGAACCTATTGATATAATTTCATTAATACCATTATTTTTAAAATCTATATCTTCTATAACTATTTTCAAATCCTGACCCCATTCATTATGGTCTATGCGACGAGCTTTTACCATACATACATCAGATGATATATAGTAGCATGATATATAGAATTTATCACAATGGTCATTATCTACTACATAATAATTATTTTTTATAAAATTATCGCCCATAATATAATTATTCAAAAAATATTTTTATATATAACGTAATTACCAACTTAGATAGATACTTGATAATTATATTATTAAATCTATGAATATACAACTTTTTTATTTCTCCATAATTCTGAATAATGTATTCCATTTGAAATATAGTTATGATATTGTTTTGTAATGATATATTCACCACGATATTCTACATATAATTTCATATAATTATGATAATAATTATTACTGTGACGGTGATACAATTTAATAATATTATTAATTTTATTACTACCCAAATTTGAAACTACATTATATAATAATACGGGTCCTGTTAATGATAATATAGTATCAACATTATTAAATTCTGGATGATTTATATTATATTTTAAATTAAAATTAAGTATATTATCAACCGATTCACGAATACATTTTAAAATAATATCGTTCTTTGGAATACTCATCATAACAGCATTATAATAACCTAAACCAATATCTTTACATAAAATCAAATCATCATTTGGAAAAATAATATATCTTAACGGTTTTCTCAAAATACTTTTACAATCAAAATAACAACCACCATTTATATATAAAAAACAATAACGGAATAAGTCCGCTTTAAAAGCACCTGATATTAACATGTCATACGCTTTTAAAACATCTTTTTCAAAATTATTTTTAATAAAATTTCTTGAATCCTCATCATCAAAAATACGATATTCATATTCAGGATTTAATTCAATATAAGACATTATTGAATTATAATGTAAAACATTATCTATATTTTTTTTATAAGTTGTTTGAAAAATTAATTTTGGTATAAGTTGATTAGAATCATCAAAATTAATGGGTTCAACCTTAATAGTTGTATATATATTCATTATTTTACAATTATTATATGATGAACCAACCGAAATAAGTTCTTCTCTTTTTCCATCTATTGAAAATATTTTTAATTTTAAATTTACACCCCAACCACCTTCATAATCAATGCGCCGAATAATAATTTTAAATTTGTTATTTTCTAAATAATATAATACATAATGAAAATCATCATTTGTTGGATTTATTAATTCAACTTTATTTTTAATAGGTTTATTATTTGTAGGTAATATATCTTGAATAGTAAATGACATATTTTATAATAAAATAATTATAAAATAATTCTTCTATTTTGACTTATTCATATCATTGAAGTTATAAAATAATAAAAATATAATAAATATATTTTAATGCGTTGCATCATAAGCAACAGCTCTTCTTCCACGAGGAACGCCAGGAACCATAGCAGCTCCTTTTAGAGGACGATAACCTACATTTCCAACTGTAAGAGATTCATCTCCATCTGATACAGTAACAGATGCAAAACTTTCTCTTGATTTACTGAAAAATACATAATAAACAACAATTAATAATAATATACCCATTACAATACAGATTGCCATATTTGTATTTGTATCACACTTTTTAACTTTCATTTTTATATAATTTATATATAGATATTATTTTATTAATAATATTAAAATATATTTATTTAATTTATTAAATTAATTTATTTAATTTATTTAATTTATTTAATTTATTTAATTTCTAAAAATATAATAAAACATCTTTAGTGTTTTTTTTAGATATACCAACATCAATTGTAAAATTATCAAAATATTGATTCATAATTAATACTTTTAAATTAAAAAACCACCCATCGGTTGAATCTATTCGCCGAATAATTAACTTTTTTCCTTCATTCGTTTCTATAATATTAAATATAAATTTATCATTAAACTTATTCGGATATATACAAATTCTATAATTATTTATTTTTTGAAAATTTTTATAATAAACTTCATTATTATTAAAAAGAGTACCATAATGTAATGTTTCTAAATAATTGTCATAATATTTTTTATAAAATCTATTTATAATAACTTTTTTATTCTTTATTAATGTAATATTATTATTTATATAGTCATTTGTAAAATCATGAAAATCATTAGGCGGTCTATTATTTTGTAAAATTAAGTTGTCTCTATTAATATATTTAAATATAGATTTAAAAAGAAAAACTGGTCCTGATATATCAAGTGCATTTGAACCTGCATTAGTTAATATATTATTTACACAATCTGTTACGGCCTTATGCATAATCTCATTTTTAGGTGATGAAAAAATAACTGCATTTAATAAAGCCCTATCAATGACATCATTACATAAAACGAGTGTTTTAGTATTATTTAAAAATGTTTTAATAGGACATCTTAATATCTGTTTACAATCAAAATAACAACCTCCATTTATATATAAAAAACAGTATCTCATAAGATCGGCTTTAAATGCACCTGGGACTAAGATATCATATGCATGATTTACATTTTCATCAAAACAATCTTTTAAAAAATATCTACAATCTATATCATTATAAAATATATACATATACTCTGGATTTAATTCAATAAAACTCATAATTGAATTGAAATGAAGTATATTTTTAAATTTATTATTAAATCCTGTTTGAAATATTATTTTTGGTATTTCTTGTTGATAATTATTGTCTATATCACGATATAATTGAATTTTAGTGTCTTTAAACAAATATTTATAATTTGTATTACTTGAGCCGATTGTAATAATCTCTTTTGTAAAAGGATTATTATAATCATATACAACTAATTTTAAACTTTCATCCCATCCAAATTCTTCGTCAAGTCTTCTTATAATAATTTTCATTTTATAATCTTCTAAATAATAAACAACTATATGTAAATCAATAAAATTTTTAGTATCATCCTTTATAATTTCATATTTATTATTAATAATATATTCGTTTCGAGGTAATAATATTTTTGGAATGACTGCTATATTATTATCATCATAATGTAAATTGATATTTGTTTTAAAATACATAATTTTTAAAGGATTATTTGAATTACCTACTTCTAAAATTTCATAATTAACATCATTTTCTAAATTATTAATATCAGAACTAATATTATAAATTTTTAATTTAAGTAATAAACCCCAACCAGAATGAGCATCCGTTCTTTCACATGAAACTTGACAACTATTATCATCAATATAATAAACATTTATTTTAAATGTATCAGAATATTCATATTTTTCAACTTCAAAGTAGTTTTTTATTAAATGATAATTCATTAAAAATATAATATATTTTTTTGTAACTAATTGTAACTAATTGTAACTAATCTTATTAGATTTTTTATTTAATTTTTAATATATTTATATTATATAATTTTAATTAAATAAATAATGTTGAAATTTAAATTTAAAACTCCGATTCATAGAGATTTTAAAATACTATACTTTATTAAAGATAACAATATAGTGTATTATGATAAATCTCATACAAATTATATATATTCGGTAACGTCTAAGTATAAAATTAATGATAATAATACCATACCACCTTCAACTATTCGAGATAAAAATATTAATAATAATGTTTTTAATGAAAATATTGAAAAAAATAATTATGATGAAGAAGAAATTAAATATACATTCTATGGATTTTTTAAAGATGATTTTTTTGTTATAATATTTGATTCATACAATATAAATCTTGATATAAATATTAAACATAAAGAAGTTATTTTAATAAAATTAAAATGGGTTCTAAATTCAATATCAAATATATCGTTAAATGAGTACGATTCTAATAATTTAAATAGTTATTTTAATAATAACAATGAAGAAAAAACATTGTGGGAAATAGATAAATCCGTAAATTACAATAATATAAATTCAATTATTCTAAATATACGTAATAAGATAATAGATAATAATAATATAAAAATTGATGACTTTATAAAATTATATGATTATAAAAATATTTATTTAAATATTAATTTTATTAATAATAATGTACGATTAATTATAGATGAAGCTGATGAAATAAATGAAACAGAAGAAAATAATAATATATTTAAAAAAAAAGTATTTTATAAATTATCTAAATTTTTTCAATGTTCGTATTTTCTAAATGAAAATTCTTAAAATATTTATATTTTTCAATAATATTTTCAATATTTTTATTTTGATTTGTTTTTAATTTTAATATTTTTTTTAAAAATGTTATATCATTATCATTTAAAACATTAATAATAATTTTTTTTATATTATTCGGTAAATTTAAAATATTAGAATAATCTTTAATTAATACTTTTTCATTATAAACATCAGTATCAGTTATATTTTGTATATTTTTTTCATTACTATTTATATCATTATTTGCATTATTATTTGCATTATTATTTGTATTATTATTTATATCATCATTTATAATTATAATACAATCAAAATAATATTTTTGACAACCATAATTTTCATTTATTGTTATTAATTCATCTAAAAAATCATTATTGAAAACACCATTAAAACCCATTATATTATATCCAATATTATACGGTGAATATTTATTTATAATATTTAAAAATTGTTTTAAAAATATGTTTAAAAGATTATTTGTTGTTAAAAATAAGAATTCTTTATATTCTTTGCGTCTTAAAGCATTTTTAGGCCTAACTTCAGAATTAAATTTTTGTAAAGATTTTACGAATGATAGTTCATATACAGGGTATGGATACATTGTAAAATACTGAACACCTTTTATATTTTTTGGTATCTTTTGATGAAAATATACATCTGAATGATAATCAATTATTTTTAATGCTTTTAAATAAACTATAGCCATCTCCTTATTTATAGCAAAACATGGATTACACAAAGAATAATTTTTTAAAAAAACTGCTGGTGCACTCGAATTATGATTATTTGGATTGAATGCCGTACCTAATCTAATTAATAATGGTTTTTTCATATCAATATTATGTAATCTAAAACTTTTTTCTGATAATAATTTATTTATAATACGTTCATATTGGAAACTAAATACAATATCATCTTCACAAATTAATACAAATTCATAATCATTTTTAATTATATCTCTAAATATATTTAAAAAAGAACACCAATTACCTAATTGAAATGGCGTTAAATAATTATTTTCACAACTACATCTATTCCTATTACATCTAAAACATGATGGAAAACTTTTTACTAAACCATTATTTATTAATTCATATACTTCGGGAGAATCATGGGGCGTTGCTTTAAAAAATTCATAATTTTGAATTCCTACACGTTTAAATTCATTATTAATATGTTCTCTTCTATCAATGGATTTTTCTAAATTTAGAACATATATATTATCAAAAAGTGAATTAATTAATAATTTAAATTGAGTATTTTTAATTTCCATATTATAATAAATCATTAAATATTAATTTTTTATAATCAAACTTATATTATGCATTATAAATTCAAACTTATATTATGCATTCATATAATTATTATTTTTTACTCTTTACAATAATATTTTTATAATACTACTTAAAGAATCTTACACAATACACGTGATTTTAAATATTATTCGCGTAAGTAGTTAATATGTAATTATGGATTTCTATATATAATTGAATTATCATATTTCATCATTGATTGTCCTATATTAAAGAATACTTCTGGTTCAATATATTTTAAATCTGTTTCTAAATAATTATCATATCTATTATTATTAATTAAAGGATTATTTCTTTGTATAGAATTAGAATCATCTAAAAGATTTTTATTTTCAGAACTATTATATATTTTAATATCATTATTATTAAAACTGTATTTTTTATCTATTTTATTGTAATCATCTTCTATATCATTATGATTTTCAATATCTTTATTTCGTTCAACACATTCATTATAAGTACTTATGAATATTTTATATAATGTGCAAGATAAATTTAAAATATTTTTTTTAACACATATAAATGCATTTAATGTTATATTTGAAAATAGAGTAATTGAGTAATAATAAATATTTTTAAAAAAAATATTTCCAAACATTATATAAATTATTTATTTATTTTAATTAATATATTTTAATTAATATATTTTAATTTATTTTTATATTTAACTATAAATTTTATAAAACTTAAGTAAATGTAAGTAAATATAAAAATTGATTTAAGTCAACCAATATATCGTCTCTTATAGTAAATAAGTCAGAATCTAATTTAGAATTAAGAGCTTTATTTTTATTTAAACCTATTAAATATATTTTATATGAATTTATCTTTTTTTTAAATAGAGATACGTCATTATAATCTTCTATATCAACACTTTTTATTTTGTTTAGATCTACTCTGCTTTCATCTTTCCCTAAAAGAACTTCTACAAATAGGTCTATATGTTCATTTAATCTTTCATATAATTCATCTGTTGCTTTATGAGTAGCATAACTATGTGTTTTCCAGTGATAAATCTTTACTATATTCAACATTTCTAAGAATTTAATAACAATTTCTTGTTTAAACCTTTTTAAATTTCGTTTTTTATTATTTGATTTTAAAGATTTTTCTAATACAGATTCTTTTAAAGATTTTTTAATTACTTTTTTATTTTTATCAGGCATATAATATATTTATTAGATAAATAATTAAATTAAATAATTAAATATTATACCTTTATAAAATCGTATAATATATATGAAATAAAAAAAATACTTATAGTTATTAAATAATATGAATTAAATATATTTTTTTTCTTATACTCTTTAATAATAGCATCCATATTTGTAAATTCTATCATATATATATTTGTTAGTTTAGCAATATCATTATTTTTATAATCAATTATTAATTTTAGATTATTTATCTCTTCTAATAAATTATTATTTTCTTTTTTTTCTAATTTAGAATTTAATTTATTAGATTCAATAAGTATATTTGTATATATATCATTTAATTTTGTATAATCATTGTTTATGTTTATTAGATTATAATTGTACATTTCTTCTTTTACGATTATTTCATTTTTTAAATCATATATTATTAAACGCTGTTTATCAATCGTATTTTTTAAATTAAATATTATATTCTCTCTTCTGTTTGACTCTTTATTTGGTTGTTCTATTTCAAAATTAAGCTCAATATTATTATTTAATGAAATTATATTTTTATTATCATAATTATATTCTACTTCCATAATGTCGTATATAATTTGTTTATATCTAAAAAAATATATTAAAATTTCTTTAAATAAAAAGTTTATTAAAAATCATTAAGAAAAATACAAGAAATAATTTATAATTTTAAATTTATGATAAAATAAAAATCTTATGTATTTAATATATTAAATGCAATACAGCCAGTCATTCGAGGATATAAACATTAATTTAATGGATAAAAATAATAAAATTAATAAAATTGATAAAAATATTATTTTCCGAGAATATATTAAAAAAAATGAATCTTTTATAGCAACTAATAAATTTTATATGTCACATGAGATTGATGGTGGAATGATTGAATTTAGAATATGTGATTTGAATTCAATCAATGAAAAAATAACACCTTATATATATGATTTAAATGATATGAATATTTATATTTCTATGAAAGATTCAATGTCCATTAATTTTGATAATTATATTGATTTATTTACTATATCAGATATATCTTTTTCTATAGATGATATTAAAATAGAGAAAAAAATGATTATAAACAAGTTTATTGAGAATGACTGCGATATTGATGATAAATTATTTGAAGAATTATATTTTAATAATGATTTTTCAAAAAAAATAGATATTGAATTACCTAAAAAGTATAATAATAAAAAAGTAATATTAAAAAATATGGAAATTGAAAAAAAATTTTTATTTAAAATTAATTTTTTAGAATTAAATCGTAATTTTTGTAAAGAAAATAATATTATAAATCTTATATAGAATAACGTTGAAAATGAATGCTTTAAATCAAAGTTTTTATGAGTTGTCTAATATTGATAATGAATCATGTGTATCGTCAATATCATCATATGATGATAATTCATATAATGGTGGTAATATGAATAATGACCAAAATGAAGATGGTGAACAGTATTTAGAATTGACAGATGACAATTATGAATTTGTTCAATTTAAAGAAAATGTTAAAGAATGGCTTAATATAGATGATGATATTATAACTTTACAAAATGCCATAAAAGACCGTAAAAAAAGAAAGAATGATTTGACGCCTAAAATTATGTCTTTTATGGATGAATATAAAATAAATGATTTAAATACTAAAAATGGTAAAATTAAATTTACAAAGTCTTTATATACAAAACCATTAAATAAAAATTATTTAATATCTAAATTATCAGATTATTTAAGAGACGCAAATAAAGCGGAAAAAGCCACAATGTTTATAATGGAAAATCGTGAAAAGACTGAAAAATCACAACTAAGAAGAGTTGGTGTTAAAAAAGAGATTAATATTTGAGCTTTATAACAGTTATTTTATGAAAAATTAATTTAATATAATTTAATTATTTACAAATATTAAATAGGTTTTTATATATTAGTTTCTTCATATCTTTTTCTTTTTAATTCATTTTTATATAATTGTTCATAATATATTTGTTCTTGAATCTTTTTAAATACATTTTCCTCAAATTTTTTAGAAGTATATACGAGACCAAGGTGCGATTTTAATGTTTTCATTGCATCTTTATATTTTTTAGAATAATTTTGTTCATCAGATGGTTTAATGGTATTAATAAAATTTGAATATACATCCGTAAATTCTTTATTATTTATCCAATATTCATCAGGTATGGCTTCACCATATTTTCCTGAAAAGAATCTATTAATTTTTCCAGTAAAAAATCGTGCACAAAATACGTAATAAAAATCATCTCTGAATGACTCATTTTTAGTTAAATATTCACTATAATCTAATAGTTTAGTATAATCTAAAATGATTCTTTTTATATTGTTATCTTCAATAAAATCTGATATAATATCTATAAGAGCCCGTAATACATAATATAATGGTTTAGAACGTTTATCTTTAAAAGAGTTCCATAACATATCCATTGTAACTTTTAATTCAATAACTCTTTTAGAATCATTTTTATTATTATTTAAGTGATTTGATTGAATTTTATCAAATCCAATAAAAAAATCATTTACGGGTATATGTTTAATATTATTATTTAAATCATTCATTTTATTATAGTTTATTGTAAAATATATAATTAATATAAATTATATTAATTTTCAATTTTTTATAATGTTTTTATAAAAATTGATAGATTTATTGATAAACTAAATTTAGTTTATATTATTATTTAGTTTACATTGTTTTAACAAAACTTGAAGTGTACTTTTATCATAAAAATAAATATTAATAATGTCGACTGAATTGGTGACAATTTTACCGGGTGGTAAAAAAAAAAGTGAATTTGTAACGAAAGGGCTGACATTTTTACTGACAAACTTTATTATAGCGCAAATTAGTTTTAGGACGGTACTAAATCCAGAAAAAAACGATTTGTCCCAAGCTAGACTTATTATAGATGGATCCATCGAAATGCTATCCAAATATACAGAATATCGCGATTTAGAAGCATTTAATGCAAAAATGGGAACGAACGTTGACCTGTGCGTGCATATATATAGAAACATTTATGAGTTGATACGTAAGATGGAAAATTATGATGAGAGCTTAAATACAGATGATGTTACATTATCTGTTAGAGGTAGACCTTCGTGCATTCAAATTTCAGACTTATGCGAGCGCCTTAAACTTGAAATTTCTTCATTAAAAATGGCGATTTATTCTCAAATTGAGGCAATTGTAGAAAAGTCTGGTTTGACAAATGTTCCTCTTTACACCCATCAATAATTAGGTATGTAGGTATATGAGCATGGTTTACACTTTTTAGGTTTATATAAAATATTTCTGTAAATAGTTAACAAATACAAAACCATTGTTAAAATTGTTTTTTTTATAAAAATTGATAGATAATTTTTTAAGAAAAAAAAATATTACTAACACATTAGATTCCAACGAAATTGGAAAGTGTACTTTTACCAAAAATATTAATAATGTCGACTAAGCCAGAAATAACTTTACCAGATGATAAAAGAAGATTTGTAAGGGACGTGTTGGGCTATTTAATTAGAGCCGTTTTTAACGCACTAAAATATAATTTGGGTACAATAAATTATGGATCGTCTCAAGATTTCAAACATCGGCATTTACAGTTTGCTCAGCAAATGCTATCCGCCTATTTAGATTATCGCAATTTAAGTAAAATAAATGTAACGTCTAATGTCGCCCTATTTCAAAACATTTATGCGTTGGCATGTATGATGCACATTTATGATGCGGAATTCAATACAGATTATGCAACATCACCTGTTGAAACTGCACTTTCGAACCTTCAAATTTCAGACTTAGACAGAGGAGAGCTTGAAAATCAAATTACTATGTTAGCAATGAAGATTGAGGGTCAAATTTCTGGATTGAAGTATATTGGCGGTGTTCAAACTATTCCTCCTACAGGCTGGTAATGTTGAAAACTCCAGTTTAACGGGTGTTCCTTTTGAAACTCATCAATAGTTGAGTATGTTGGTATGCGAGCTTGGTTTGCACTTTTTAGGTTTATAGTAAATTTACATTAAAAAACAAAAACAAAAACAATTGTTAAAATTGTTTTTTATAAAAATTGATAGAGAATTTTTTAAGAAAAATAAATATTAAAATATCACTAACACATCGCAGTTTCAGCAAATATTCCCTTCCTAAGTATTAAAAATGTTGTATAACATATTAGATAATTTAGAAGAAATATATAATATACTTCGGAAAATAGGGGTTCCGCATGAAATAATTTTTGATAATATTCTTCCATTCTGCCGTACATCTTTCCAATATAAAGATCTTTATAGTGGTTCAGATTTGATTTATATCAATGACATAACCGAAGCTCAAAAGAACTACGAGAGACGTTTCTTTCGTATAAAAGCGCAGATATTGCACATTCCCTCATATTGTTCTTTTTGGGATAGTATTCGTGATAAAGATGTAAATGAACTTTCACTTTCAAAAAGTGACATTAACCTACTCTTTGAAATAGGTGAAACAATCTTTAGATGGGTTTTATTGCTGGAATCATCTATTTACATAGATATTCAGGGTCAAAAAATTCATGACAACCGTTTTTATATTGATAAAATAATGTACAACATGGAAGATAAAGATATACGAGTGTTTTTATTTGCTTTTTTACGAGGGAACGCATTTTCGTTGTCATTTGTCAACGACTGTTTTGATGATGAAAACGACACTTTTCTTGGTCATAAGTACTATGATTTTATTCGTATTTATTCGATGTCTTGGTTAAGATACTATACCATTATAGAGCAACGCGACGAAAAATTTAAATGGACAAAAGGACAAGAACACTTGAAAATTGTTCCTGACGATAAACGCATCGACATGTTTTTTCTTAAATACAGAATTGATGTAGATGAAGCTTCTAAAGTTGCAAATACATTTGTCGAAATTTATCGTTTTTTAATGAATAATAGAGAATATTTAGAAAATTGTTGAACATTTGCGATGTTTTTATAAAATTAAAACAATTATACCTTTTACGCTTTCAACTATTTATTACCATTTTTATATAAAAATTGATAAATATTTTATATAAAACATATATATTTTAATATAGTTAAAAATAATGTAATTTAATTGTAATTTAATTGTAATTTAATTACATTATTTTTATTATTATATTTACGTAAACAGGATAAAATGAATGAAAAAAATAATAGTGATGAAATTTTGATAGATATAAATTGTGGAAATATAATTTATACTACGAATAGTATCGATTGTGAAAATGATACTGCGTATGATACAGATGATGATGCATATAATGATATATGTATAGACAAAAATCAATGTGTAATAAATATTAACAATGATAACATCGAAAATATTAATTACGACAATAATTTACATGTAGTTAATATACTACAATCGGATGAATACGACATAGAAAGTGAATATAATTCAAATATACATGAACATAATCTAAATTTTACAAAAATTTTAAAATTATTTATATTTGTAATGATTATGTTTTTATGTATATTATTATTCTATGCGTTCGGATAATTTTTGTTTAAACTTATGACAACAATTCAAATGCCGATTTTTATAATAATAAAATATATTTTTATTTAATATACTTCTTATAAACACGTCATGTATTTTTTCTTATATGTTTTCTTCTTACTTCTCTAAAATCATTTTTTAAAAAAATTTATGGGTTTTTTATCATAAAAAATATAATTAAAGTTATTATTAGAATAGTTTATCTATATATGCATTTAAAAAATGAGTGAATTTCCTACTACAAGCTATCTTTTTGAAAAATATATTTCTCAAATTCAAGAACATTTATCTAACCTTCCTGAATATTGTGCGTTTTTTGACGATAGTGTAAAAACGAAAAATTATGGGCATGTAAAAGAATATGCAAGTAAAAGCTTTGAAATAGTGACAGCAATTTGGGCTTTTTTTCGTCTATTACAGCCAGTTGAAGAAGATAATGCTTTCACATGTGATGGAATAACATACGACAATATCTTTTTTTTAGATAAGTTTTCTAATATAAAAAATGATGAACTTAAGTATTTTCTCATTCTTTTTTTGAAAGGGAAAATGTTTACGTCGTCATATGATCATCAGCAATATCAATTTTTTCCCGTTCGCGACGGACAATTTTTAGGCATTCCAATGGCCACTTTTATTGAAATACACAAACGTTCGTGGTTTAATTTTGTTGATCTTTCTCCCTGTAAAGAGAGAACAAAACTTCTTTGGAAACAAGCTGATCTTATAGACAACCTTTTCTGGCAATATGGTTTTCTTCGTCGCCCTGAAATTGAAACAAATACTGCCGAAGAAGTTGCAGATAAATTAGTCGGTTTTTTCGAGAAGCATTTAGGAAATATTAAATAGAAAATACTCTCTCGTCTCTTTAGAAAGTCTATACTTCAAAATACGACTTAACACTTTGGTTGGCCTAATAACATATAACGCCTTCCCTTTATAATATTAAATCAACGAAATTATGAAATATGATTATTATCATTTATTTGATTATGTTATTTTTTTAATAATATTTTAGAAATAATATAATATGAATAATATTTTACCAGATGATTTTGATTGGATTGTATATAAAGAATTAAATCCATATTTGTATTTTACAGGATTAAGAACACGTGAAGAATATATAAATAACTATTTGATAGAAGGGTTGTATAAAGGCCGTCCTTATAAAAAAGAACAAAATAAAAGATATTCATTCCATGTATTGCTTGCAACTATTGGTAAAAAATCAATTTTAATAATTCTAAATATGTTAAAAAAACAATTGACAGAAATAGATTATTTGACAATTGTATTCGATGGATTCCAATATACAACGAATTCAATAATCGTGAATGAATTTTGTAAAAATGGTTTTAAATGTAAAGTTAATATTATAGTTGAAAAAGATAATTTAGGATATTGGGGACATGGAATACGTAATAAATATAATAATTTAGAAGGTGATTTCGTATATCATATTGATGACGATGATACTTTGTGTGAAGATGCTTTTTATAATATACGTAGATATTGTGTTGATTTATCTAAAGTTTATATATTCAAAATTACACTTGAAAATGGTTCTATTGTATGGAAAAAACCTATATTACAATATGCTAAAATCAGTACACAAAGTGGTGTTATACCAACACATATAAATAGTACAGGATTTTGGGAATTAAAATATGGCGGTGATTTTGAATTTTATAAAGAACTTTATAATAAATATCCATTTATTTTTATAGATAAAATGATTTATATAAAAAATAAAGTATAATATATATCATTACAAATTATTTTACATGAGTGGAAATATATTAGATAAAAATAGTTTTTCACCTAACAATAGATATATATCTATTTATAAAATGGATTATATAAATCACAATACATATAAAGTAAAGAAAGAAACTCAACGAGAAAGTACTACACGTCTTTCAAAATTACCAAAACGATTCATGCAATTTTTGATAGATATAAAATTAAAATTAGAAAAACGTAAAAAAGTTTATTGTTTATAAGAGAATCGTCGTCTTATATGAAAGATTTTCGTTATATTTATATTTATTTAATCTAATAATAAAATTAATATATGGAAGAATTGATTGATTCGAATTTATATAAACATATTAAAATATCATTATGCATTCCAACTAAAGATAGATACGATAAATTTTTAGTTAACTATCTAAAAGAATATGTAACATATTTAGATAATGGTATTATACATGAATTAATTATATCGTGCGAAAATGGAAATGATTACAATAAAATATTTGATGAATATAGTGAAATACTTGAAACTGATAAAAGATTCCAAATTTATAAAAACAATAAAGTATTGGGAGTGTTTTTAAATAAGTTAAAAGTATGTTCATATGCAGAGAGTGAATATATAGCACTTATTGATTCAGACAATTTTGCAGATATAAATTATTTTAATACAGTAAGAAAATATATTTATAATATAATTTCAACTTTTACGGATTCAACTAATAAAAATAGTTTGAAAAATAGTTTGAAAAATAGTTTTAAATATAGTATATTTTCTCCATGTAGATTAAAAAATAGTTTTGACTTTAAACAATTTGAAAATGCGATATTAACAAAATATAATGTTTATGATTATAAAGATAATGAACTATTTAGTGTTTTATTAAATACAGGTAATTATGTATTAACAAAAGATATTATCAATAGTATAGATTTTAAAGAGTGGAATATAGAAAGAGTTTCATCATATGATGTTATATTTTTTAATTTATTATGTTTTAAACAATTAGACGGATTTAAGATTCATATTGTAAAAGACTTAGAATATATACATGTTTTACATAATGGTTCAATATATCTTGAAAAAAAAGATTTTTGTAATAATTATTATAATAAATACATTTTGCCAGAATATCAAAATTTTAAAAAATATATTGTTTTAAAACCATCTGGTAGAGTAGGTAATGCATTATTTAGATACTTAGCATATTGTATTTTAAAAATAAGAATTGATAAATTTAATGAAAATAAAAAATACTGTGATAGAGTCTATTATGAATATATATCAGAACTCGAATATGACATGAAAAATGACTATATATTTTATAAAGGTCTTGATTTACATTCAAATGACATATATTTTGAAAATTTGCCTTTAGATGAAATGTTTTTAATAGCTTCTAATAATCATAATATAAAATGTTTTAATACATTAGGATTTTTTAAAAATAAATTTGAAATAGATATTTTAGAATCAAATGAATATATAAATGATGATAATAATTTAAATGACGGATTATATCTTAAAAATAATATTGTATTAAATGATTCTAACTTCTTATATTATATTGAAAATATAAATGAATTGATTGGAAAGAATATATTATTAGATGGTTATTTTCAGTTTGATTATATATATTTAAAATATAAGAATGAAATATTTGATGTGATAAAAGAAAATAAGGACAAACATTATATATTTGAAGATAATTATTATGGTAGCGGAAACAATAAGTATTTATTAAATAATTTTTTTAGTGAAATTACGATGGATGAAAAAAAAAAATATAATTTTGTAATGCATTTGAGATTAGGGGATTTTAATGGTAGACATGATTTTATAGAGTATGAATATTTAGAAAAAATATTAAACAAGATTAAACATGAATATTCATATGTATTTAATTTAAAAAATGTAATTGTTGTTGAAAAATTAAAAAGTCAAAGTGATTACGATTTTTTAAATAAATGTATTATATGGTTTACTAATAATAATATACCTATATACATAGAATCAAATGATATGATGACTGATTTTTATATTATTAAAAATGCGGATATAGTATTATCATCAATGAGCACATTTTCATGGATCGCATGTTATTTATCAAATAGTCTAAAACAGTGTTTTATGCCAAATTATAATTTTTATAATAATAATAAATTTGAACAATCAGTTGAACAATTAGTTGAATCGTGTTTTAAACGCCCTATTGAAAATACTATACTATATGATGTGAAAACAACTAAATTAAAAAATATCAAAGTCATTATATTAACTTTAAAAGAATTTCCGGATAGATTTAATAAAATGGAAAAATTAATAGTTGAACTAAGTAAAATTGGTTTAAATGTAGAAATTTATAATGGTGTATATGGAAAGGATATTAAAATATATTCTACTGATAAAGATAATATTAAAATACTATATTATAATAAAACAAGTATTGTATATGATACATCTAAAAGAATAAATGGGCAAATTATGGGAATGGGAGAATTAGGTTGTGCATGGAGTCAAATAAATATATATAATAAATTATTACATGATAATGAATATGACCAATATTTAATATTAGAAGATGATGCATTTTTATTAAACAATATTAATCAATTAAAAGAGTTATTAATAAATTTACCTGATAATTATGATGTTTGTCATATTGGATATAGTGACTGGTATCCATTTGAAAAATTAAATAAAATTAATGATTATTTTTATAATATTAAAAAAAAATATTTTAATAGATGTACATCATATATTTTAAGTAAAACGGGGGCTCAAACGATTTTATCGTATCATAATCGCTTGGAAATTAAAGAAAACTATAGATTAGAATATTCTAATGAAAGTGTCATTAGTAGTTCAACGAATAATTGTATAACATTGCCTTCGGATGATTTATTATGTCATATATTTTTACATACATCAAACTTTAAATTATATATTCCTGAAACTCCATATTTTCATATAAGAGATGATAATGTATCTGTTATTGAAATAGTTAATGGAGGTTATATATCATAGAATAATTGTATGATTTTAATGGTTTTATTTATTATTATATATAAGTACTTGTGAGTAAAAAAATTTATAAATATATTCTCAATAGTTTTATTCTTTAAAAAGAATTTTATACATAACATTTCTTAATTTTAGAATTTTATTAGTCTACACTTAAACAGCGTATGATGCAATATCATCCACATTTTTTTCCATAAAAACACCATCTTCATCTAATTGGTAGTATGAGAAACCACCGCTCATAGAAGACACCGCATACGCTCCTTTTTTGAACGTCATGAATCCATTCTTTTCGTTCGAACAGTAAAAAACTTCTTGCTCGCTAGGAAAGTATTGAATACGAGCAATGTCGTAGTCACCTTCTTGACTGAAGGTAAAGTGAGCCATGAAATGACAAGGGTCTTCATTAAATTCGATTAGAACTCCTTTATACTCCATTTTAAGTAGATTAGGGTGTTTTTGTCCAATAACCTCTAATATTTCAGGTGAAAGGACAAATTTTTTTGGTTTAAATACTGGTGTTTTTTCCATTTTAGAATAGTAATATACAAAGGTGTATTGTTAATATTGTGAATATTTCTTTTATTTAAAATTATTACAAAAAAAAATCTTGATAAATTATCTGTCAATTTTTATAATAAATATTTAATTTTATAAAATATATAAATACTACTTAAAAAGTAATTTATTAATATTTAATAAATTAATGGTAAAAATTATAGCAGAAATTGGTATTAACCACAACGGTTCAATAGAAATTTGTAAAAAGATGATGCTTTTATCAAAATTTGCAGGTGTTGATTACATAAAAATTCAAAAAAGAACACCTTCTTTATGTGTACCAGAAGATCAAAAAAATAAGCCTAAAGATACACCATGGGGACAAATGTCATATTTAGAGTATAAAGAACGAATCGAATTCAATGAAGAACAGATTGCCGAATTATTTGAATATGCACATGAAATAGGCGTTGAATTTTTTGCGTCCGTTTGGGATATTCCATCCGTTGATTTGATGGCTAAATATACCAAAATAGGAAAGATTCCAAGTGCTCTTATAACGGATTTAGAACTATGTAAATATGCACGCTCAAAGTTTGAACTTTTTATGGTTAGTACTGGAATGAGTACAGAAGAAGAAATTGAAGAATGTGTTAATGCATGTGACCCTGATATTATTATGCATACAAATAGTTGTTATCCAGCACCTTATGAAGAGTTAAACTTAAAATACATATTATGGCTTAAAAATAAATACCCAACGAAACAAATTTATTGGTCGGGTCATGAATACGGTTTAACAAGTACTTTTGCAGCAGTAGGAATGGGAATAGACGGCCTTGAAAGACATATTTGTTTAAGTCATGATGACTGGGGTTCTGACCAATCATCCTCTGTTGAAATTGTTCCGGGATTATTTAAATTAGTTAAGGGTGTTCGAGATATAGAAAAAGCTATGAAGTATGAAAGTGGTCCGCGTATTTTATTTGAAAACGAATTAAAGAAAAAAGAGACACTTCGACCAAAAATTTAATTTTATATAAAAATCAATGATATAATGATATTTTTTTATAAATTAAAAAATATATAAAGTAGTTTAAAAATATAATACTATATTATAGTATTGATAATGGAAAATCTATATTATCGTATCGAACAACGACTTGATAATAATATTAAACGACTTACTTCATTAAAAGATATTATTAAAACACTTGATACTAAATATAAAAATAAGTTTATACATGTAACTGATAATGGAGAATTAAATTTAAATGAAACATTTGGGTATAATGAGAATAGTGAAAAAATAAACGATGTAGACATAGATAATGAATTAAACGGATTATGGTTGAGTTGTGGATCTAATTGGATTAAATGGGCTATGTTAAAATCGGATGATTATTGTTTTAATGAAAATTTTTTAACATCGGAGTTTATATATGAGATTGAAACAAAAGGTAAAAAGATATTATATATAAATACATTAGATGAACTTATTGATTTTCATAATAAATATTCATATTTTATAGAAAATGTAGGATATAATATATATTGGGATAAAGTAAAAAAAATATATGACGGAATAATAATTGATACGTCACTCGCTTATAATATATGGGAAAAATTGAATAATATAGGTGAATTAGATAAAACATGTGATAAAGTGAGTATTGATAATAACTTATATGTAAGCGACATGAATAAAAATAAAGAGGACGAAACAATGTTTTTTATAAATCCAATGGCTAAAGATAATAAAGCGGATAATTTAAAAGAGAGTATGTTAAAACACGCGAATTTTTATTTAAATTGGTATACTAAATGGGGAACTTTTACAGGAATATTATGGAATAAAAACACTATTAAAAAAGTAAAAATATTAAAATTTAAAATTATTAAAAAATAAAATAAATCTTTATTTTACGATTATTTGAAATAATTATTATATAAAATATTATATCTTATAACATTTAATTTATTTATAATGTGATAATTGCCGACGGACACGAATTTATTAAGAAAATAAATTATAGAATAGTTACATTATTATCTTCTACAGTATCATCTTCTACAGTATCATCTTCTATTTTCAGTTTCTTTAGAGTTTTTTCTGTTTCTGTTGAATCGTCGTTGGGTATATTTAATCTTTTTTTAATTTCATGGTGTTTTAGTGTAAACATATTGATTTGTGCTCTACACATTGGACATTCTTTGATTACCATTTTACTGCTATAGAAAAATTCTAATATACATTTTTGACAATATGTATGTCCACATGATGTAGTAGAAGGATTTGTGATGTTGTCTAAACATATTGAGCATTTTTCATCTAAAATATCTTCTATAAAAACAAAATTTTTATCAATATTTAATTTTCTTTGTTTCAAGAAAGAAAAAAGCTCACGTAATCGCGGTTTTAATGTTTTTATATCAATATATTCGTGTATATATTCCGATTTGGAATAAAGATACCTATCAATATATTTCAATATTACAAATTTCTTAGCTTCACTTGAATCATTCCATTTTTTATCAATTATCATACGTAATATTCCTAACATCTTCTTTCTGGATTGAATAAACTCGTTATTTGATGACATTTTACGTAAGTGGATAAATATTACAATATATTTATATTTTTACATAGGACTAAAATAATATATTATATGAAGACTTGTATTATAAATATATATTTTTCAATTTTTATAAAATAATTTATAAATAATATTATTTATAAAATATTTTATAAAAAATATAAAAATAATAGATATATAATGATTTTTCCCCACGTATTTAAAAGTATATTATTTTTATTTGTATTTAAAATTATATGTAAGTTTATAAAGAAATATAAATTAAAAAATGTCTATGTAGAAACGATACACGGGAATGATTTATTAAAAAATAATAATTCCAATACTGAAATAAATAATCATTGTGTAGATGACAAAGTTAATGATTCTTCTATCGTTTCATATAAAAACGAATTAAATGAAGAAAATAAATGTACAGTTGTAAATGAACATAAAAAAACTTATAATTTAAAAGAAATTTATAATAATTTTTTTAATGGAATTAAAACAAATATAAAAAATGATATTAATCCTGAATACTTAAAAACAAATTTTACAAAAATTGAAAAACCGTGTGAAATAATTAAAGAAAATTTATATAATTTAATTATTTATAATAATTCTAATAATGATTTAAAATGGACATTTTCAGCAAAAAAAGATAAGATTTATAAATTAAAATCATATTTAAAAATAAATTCTGAAACAACGATTCGTAATGTAGAAGTTAAAATAAGTGATAATAATGGTAATTCATTTATATATGATTATGTAGTATATGATTATTGTAGCGATTATTGTAGTGATTATTGTAGTGATTATTGTAGAGATTATTGTAGTGATAATAATGAAAATAAATTTGAAAAGATATATAATTTTTCATTTATATTAGATAATAATTATTTTAATGAAAATGACGTAATAGTTGAGATTAATTTTAAAAGAAGTGAAGATATAAACGAAAATAAATATATATTTGATGAAGTTTTTATGGAAGTTATTGAAAAAAATATAATTGAAGAAACACCAATATTAATATTTGATGTAAATGAAAAATATACACCAATATATTTTAACAAAAATAATATATTAGATTTAGATGAATTAGAAGTAGAATATTTTGAATGATTTATATTATATGAATTGATATGTTATTATAATGAAAAATAAAATAACATATATTTATAGTGGTTAATTATGGCAAATTATGAACAAATTGCAAATTTGATGTTAGGTAATCAAACAGATTTATGTAATAAAAATAATACTGTCGATAATTATTATAATGCATATAATGTATCAGAATCAACCCTTATAAAAAGACGTGCACTACGCAATTATTATATAAATGAACCTGTCGTAAATAATTTTTATAAAAATCCATATTTTCAAATGAAAGATAAAAGGGTTTCTTATGTAACATCTACATATAATTCGAATAATACGAATAATACAAATAATTCAAATAATACTAATAATCAATATATGATTATTGAAAATATAAATGAAGGAAGTCTTGATGTTTATATAAAATATAATAATGGATGGGCACATATAAAATATATTTCTGATAAAAATAATTGTAACGAATTATTGCAAACAATAAAATAATAAAATAGTTATAAAAAAAATTGACTTAAAGAAATAATTATAATATGTATTATAGAAGCACATGTAGCTCAGTTGGTTAGAGCATTGGTCTTATGAGCCAAAGGTCATGAGTTCGAGCCTCATCTTGTGCATCTTATCTATTTTTATAAATATTTTTTATAAAAATAAATATAACAAAAAAACGAAATAAATATAACAAAAATATATAAAAATAATAAATAAATAAATATAATAAATGAGATAAATATAAAAAAACACTATAATTATAAAAAACATGATAAAAGTAATACATATAATTAAAGTTATTTAATTTATTTTAATGAAGCATTAAAGCATCACCATCACTATCATACATATAAATTTCATTTTCATATAAAACTATTTTTAATTTTTTTATGAGTGATTCTGGTGTATTTGAATATATTGTATTATATTTCAACATATAATTATTTCCATTTTCAGATAAAATATCTTTAAAATTATTATTTGTTGTATTATTTACACATTTTGATAAATAAATTACTAACATAGGTTTATTAATACTTTTTAATATATGTTCAGCTGATTTTATAAAATTAGTATTATCATTCAGTGTAATAGAAGTTTCTTTCCAATTATTATATATAGCAATAATATAATCTCCTTTATCAATTAAATAATCAATATTTAATGTATTTAAACCAAATCGTATTTTAATTTCATTTATCTCAATAAAATGATATTTTATTTTTTTTAAAATATTATTAATATTTTCTTTAATAGATGAATTATAGGGACGACGTAACATTTTATATATTTATATAATTATTTTTTTATATATTCGTTAATATATAAAGAAATAAATTAAATTTTGAATATATAGGGAAGAAAATATAATGGAATCAATCATGTCTGAAGAATTAAATTGTAATACTTCTCCGCCTAAAATAATATCTATTATGCCTGTTTGGAATGAACAACAAATGGTCGCTTTGAGTATAGCGAGTACTAAAGATATTATATATCAATATATTGTTTTAATTAAAAAAAGTACTGATGATAAAACACGAGAAGTTTTAGAATATTGTAAAAAAATATGGAATTTAAATATGATTATAATAGAATCAGAATTAAAATTACGCGATAGAAGAAAATATGCTGTTGAAATATCACGTAAATATGCAGATTACTACTTGATACAAGATGCGGACGAAATATATTTTAATAATAGTTCTAAAAAACTAAATAATGATACAAATGCAATATTAAAATTAATTAAAGATGGATATACTTTTTGTTATACATGTATAATATTTTTAGAAAAAGATTTTTTACATACTCCTAAAGATGAAAATCAAATATGGTTAATACCGCATCCATTTCTTTTTAAAAATACACCCGATATTTATTGGACTAATAAAGGTGATATGCCATCTTGTGATAGTAGATTAAGTTATCATAAAATATTTAATACAGGAGAAAGAACTATACCTTTTAAATTTGATTGTAAAATAAAAGATTTTAAAAGAGTATTTTTAAGAGAAGTATTTACGCCGTGGCATGACAGTAATTTTAGAGGGTCGATTGAAGAATTTGCAGATAAATATCATCATACTGTAATATGGTATAGACAAAATATTGATTCAAACTTAGGTTTATATGATATAATTGAAAGATATGAAAAACATTTAAATGAACATGTGGATGAAAAATATAAATGGCACAAATTATATGAACCGAATGAATATATTGAATATCCAGAAGTTATTCAAAAATGTATTGATTTGGATAAATTAGAAGGTATAAAAACACTTGATGATTTAGTATATCTTGATAAATTGTGAAACTTAGATTCAATTATATAAAATTCAATTATATATTTTTCAAATAATTATCTGATTTATTATATATGATTATTTATTTTATCACAATATTTTTAATATTAATTTTATTATGGTTGTCATTATTATATGTTAAAAAAAATAATATATACAATGTTTTAGAAGAATCGGGTTTTAGTTCATATTCAGACCATCTTTCACGCGTAGACTTTACTGCATTAAATAAATGTCAAGTCCCAACATTAAATACACAACAGTGTTATGATTCGCGCCATTATGAATGTCCTATTGTAAATGGAAGTTATTTACAATGTACTAATAACTATATTCCTAAACCAAATACATTTAATAGTGATTGTGGAAATAGAACTTTTGATATGGTTCCATATCCTCAAAAGATTTCTGAAAATTGTTATTATAATCAAATTGGTTTTAATAGAGATATGATATATGATAGAGTTAGATTTGTTTAATTATTATGAAATTATGATATAATATGTAATCAAGAACTATCTTCTTCATCATTATCATCATATTCCGCGCCTTCATATGGTGGTTCAGGATTAATCGTACAAAATGGATGTTTTGTTCCATCACGCGCAGTATATTTTTTTAAAGTACATCCTTTATCACTTTTACATAATAATTTACCAATGTTTGCACGACGACCATACATATATCTACCACAATACTCGCCATAACTTTCTAATGTTTTTACAGATGAAACTTGACTTTTTGTAATAATTATTATTAAAATTATTAATATTATAACTATACTAAAAATAACAAAATAATTAAGCATTTATATATTTTATAGATAAAAAAATAAAAATTAAGTTTTATTTTTATATATTAAATATATTAAATATATTAAATATATATTTAATATCATAAAATAAAAAATATTTATTATTTATATATGACATTTACAAATATTTTACTCGACAACATACCAGATATATTTAATATTACATCTTCTGTTATGAAAGGTGGTAAATCAATGGAAACATATAGGCCTTTACGTAGAGACCCTTTTATGGTTTTTATTATTATTTTATTAATGATTTTATTAAAAGGTCTTATTGTTTATTTACTATATAATAATCTTGTTCCTAAATTAATATATTCATTAAGTAATGATTATAGAACACAGGAAGATATTATTAATAATTTCAAAACATTAACTTATTCAGAATCAATTTTATTAGTTATATTATTTAATACTTTATTTACTTTTTGACCTTTTACATAAAAATTTTATAATACTACTTAAAGAATCGCATACAGTGCGAACGATTTTAAATATTATTTTGGTAAAGGATTAACGTCTTATTCTTAATTTTTTTAAAAGTTTTGAAAAAAGACTGTTTTCTCTTTTTTTAGGTAAATCTTTTATACTTTCACTTAAATTAAGTTCTAATACTCTATTTTTTTTAGATTTTCTATTATAATACATATACTTTTTCTTTGCACCATTATCTAATAATAATTGAACAAGTCCACGAACCGAATTATTATCTTTGCTTTTTTCTTCTTTTAATATTGCATAGTATAATGCTGTATTACCATCGTAATCAACTGAATTAATAGTACTTTTTGCACCCTTTTCTAATAATATTTCAACAATTTCTTTATTAATATCTTTACATAACTGAATATATTTTATTAAAGGTGTTTCACCCATAGAATTTGTATATCCTGCATCTGCACTATAATTCAATAAAATATTTATTAATTCTTCATCAACAACAAAATGATCTAATGCTAACATTAAAGGAGTTACTTTTATTATTTTAAATTCCTCCGATAATGTAGATACATTAATATTTACCATCCTATTCCACTCTTTATTTACATCTGCGCCTTTTAATAAAAGATGTATTATTATATTTTTATTAGAATTTTTTTTTCTACATTCTATTATTAAAGGAGTTTGTCCTAAACTATTTTCTATATTAACATTTTCACATTTATTTATTTCTTCTATTAATTTATTTTGATTAAAATCATTTTGATTTATCATATTTAAAAGTGATTCTTGATTAGAATGAATATTATTATTATTTTCACCACCTCCGCCTTTTTTAATCTTCTTACCAGAACTTAATTTAACAACATTAAAAATACATTTTTTGTCATCACTTCCCATTTTACAAGTTCCTTTATACGGTCCATATACTTTCTTTTTAGACCCTTTTGTCGTTTCTTGAATATAAAAAGTAGATTCATATAGTTTTTTATTTTTCAAAACATTTTTTTCACGACATATTGTTTTGAATAATTTTTTAGACGCACCTAATAAATTACTTGATTCTTTTGATATTTTAACTCTACCAATTTCTACTTTCATGTTGTTTAGTTTACAAACTCTAAAAGAGCGACTCTCAGTTTACATATATAATTAAGTCATAGAAAAATAAAAAATTATAAAAAAAATTATAACAAAAATTATAAAAAAAATTATAACAAAAATTATAAAAAAAATTATAAAAAAAATTATAAAAAAAATTATAAAAAATAAATTATAAATAATAAATTATAAATAATAAATTATAAAAAAAATTATAAAAAATATAATTTATTTTTTTAATTAAATAAAGAAATATAATATATAATTAGATGTCATTTTATTCATCAAATGTCCTTAAAAAAGATTATACATTAGACTATACAGATTATGAAAAATTAAAAATAGCAGAACAATATAATAAACTTTATTCAAATATTTATGATAGTAATGAAAAATCAATAATTGACAATGACAATAAAAAAATTTATAATATGTCATTATATTTATTGGCAAAAAAATCAAGCGATGTATATATTAAATTAGTAAATGATTTGTCGAATTATTTTTCAGATAAAAATCCTGATAAAGATATAAATAAACTCGGTTTAATTATAACTAAAGATGATAATTTATTATATGTAGGTATATTAATTTTAATACTTGCTTTTATGTTATGGTTAATTGATATAAGTAGTTGAAAGTAAAATAAATTGTTAAACAAATTGTAAAATAAATTTAAAAATAATTATAATATAAAATAAAATAATAATTTTATCTATAATATATAGTATTACATGAGTTCTAAAGAAATAATAAATATTAATGTTACATCCGAAATAGACCAAGCAATTATACCAGCAGAAATATATGATTTAACACTTTCTAAAGAAACTGAAAAAATAATGGATTATTTTATACTTCATCCAAAATTAATGTATCAATTTGTTGGATATAATAGTGCACTTAAATTAGCGAATCAATTAAGTAGTAATAAAAAATGCGGTTGTTATTATACAATTCCATGGTTAACATATTATGGTAAAGAAAATAATATTCAAAAAACTGTTTTATCATTTTCACAACAAGTCGAAGAATATAGATATATGATTTTATATTGGAAACCTTCACCAACTCTTTCTTACATGCAATATTTGTCGCAAATAGCATTATCAATGGTATTAGATATAAGTCAATATTTTTATTATCAATCTAATAATTTACAGTCATGTTCTCTTTTTCAAAAGAAATATTATTCAAATAATTTTAAATCAGAAAAACAGTTTATTAATTATATTAGTCCATATAGATTATAATTTATATATGAAATTCTAGTTTAATATAAAAATAGTATTATAATATTATAATATTATAATATGTTTGGAGACTCAATAATTAATAATGAAGATAATAATTATATAAGAGAAAATAAAAAAATTATAAATTTTATAAAATATAATTATGATAATACAAATAATGAAGAAATTCATTCTGAAATAAATGATATAGTTGATAATTATAATAATAATACATGTTCTTTTGGATATAATCAATTAATTAAAAAGAATATTCTTGGTATAACAACAACTGTTAATAAAAGTGTTATAGACTTATCATATTTAATACCAAATCTTTTTAGAAAATGTTATTATAAGAATAAAATTGAATTTCCGAATGTATGTCCATTATATATAAGTCAATCTTTTGTAAGAAATTATTTTCCATATTTATTAGAAGAGGAAATAATAAAATCATATTTATATTTTAATTTTCCTGCAAGTTATATTAATAAAGATAAAATTGATGAAAATATAAAAAGAATTAAAAACATTGAAAACTATATTAAAACAAATACGATAATTAATTATGGACAAGATACAACAGCAATTCAGTTACTTGACATAATATATTCTGATAATTCAATGATAAAAAATCTGTTTAAATTTCAAAATTATATAGGATTGTCTAATTTTTCAGAGAATGAAGAAAAAATTATTAGTTCATTTAAAATCGAATGGGATATTACTATTTCATGTTTCTCTTATACAAATAATCCTAATGATTCATATATGTTTTTAAATAATACAAATGAATCAAACAATCCTGAATCAATTATAGATCCTTCAACCGCAAATAATATTCATGATATATATTTATCAGGAGTTAATAATTTTACAGCACCAAATCAAGTTAATGATGATGGAATAGTTATATTATTTTATGAAAATATATATACAGTATTAGATTATACAACTGAAGTTATAAGAGATATTTTATTTGAATTAGACTGTTTAAAATTAAATAAAGTATATTGTAAAAAACCATATATGTTAGATTTAAATATACCTATTTTATTAAAATTATATAATATATTTTATAATAACCAAATATATTCATTAAGTCGAGATGTTCCAAATCAAAGTGCGACGAGCGTTGTTCCAAATACTATTACATTAGAAGAATATTTGAATAATTTTATAAGTATTATGTCAAAAACATATGGAAATATAATAACATATTTAAAAAGTGTAATAATTAACAGTAAATTAACGGCATTTGTATTTTATTTAAAATTACCGTATGAAAGTATGAAAAATAATATAAATAGTATAGATACAACAACATATAGTTATTATTATATCGATATATTAAATCCTTCTCCAATAACGTATTACAATTATATTCTTACCATTCCAGCATTTAAAAATATTACATATGATTCAGTTGAATATTTTATTATGCAATTTAATAATGGATTTAGTAATTCAAACGGTATTTGGTTAGGATATATAAAATATAATAATATATCATATTCAAATTATATAAAATATCCTAAATCGGCACTTTATCCTAATTTTGGAATAGATTCTACGGCTTTAGATGGATATTTATATACTTATTATGATTCAAATAATAAACTAATAAGTAAAGTATTTTTAACTTTATGCTATGGTCGATATAAAGATACATCATATGCATTACCATTGGCATTAGAGATTTTAATTTTATGATAATTAAATTTTTATAAAATATAAAAATAAAAGATATTTTTATATAAATTTTTTTAATAGTTGTTAATTATTATTTAATAGGTGTTAATTATTATTTAATAGGTGTTAATTATTATTTAATAGGTGTTAATTATTATTTAATAGGTGTTATATTATTATATAGAGTTTATAGAGTTTATTTTTGAATAACTGGAAAACAATATTTTAGATATTTAAAAATTCCAGTATATGTAAGTTGTTTAGGAAATTCTTCATCTTCTTGCATATCACCTCTATCAATCATTACAGTTCTAACAAAATCAAATAATTCTTTTATTTCACCAATAATATTAAATGATCTATTATCACCTTCAACAAAAATATTCTTGTCTCCAGTTGTCTTTTCCTTTTTAACATATGTATTAATAAATTGTATAATGTTTGTTTTACTTAACTGAACACCATTATCAAGTTTCATGATTTTTAAAACCTCTGGATAAGTATCCTGTAGAATATTTATTGCACGTTTACTCTTATCAATGACTTTATTTGTTTTTTTCGATTTAGATTGCTTTTTAATAACAACTGCTTGTTCTTTAACCAAATAATCATTAAATCCTTGATTAAATGTATGAAAATATTTATTTAACTTCTTGCTTACGGATGAAAGTATTGAAAAGAATTCCTTATCAATAACATAATTTTTTAATGATGATTTACTTAAAAATTCAAGTGAAACTTCGGCTGTTTTAAGATTATTTAGATATTCTTCTGGAATTGAAACCTCTTCAGGATTAGAAACATCTTCTGTTTCGTTTATTGAAGATGAATCTTCATCATTTGAAATATCAGTATTTTCTTCTTCGTTTGATAGAGTAACTTGTTCTAAAACAGGTGTTTCTTCTTTTACTTCCAAAATAGGAGTATTTAAAAGAGTTTCATCATCTTCAACTTTTTTTACAGTTTTGGATGACTTCTTTCCTTTAGACTTATTAGTCTGTTTAGTTTGATTGTTTTCAATTGTTTCAACGTTAGACATAAAATATTATTAATAGTATTAAATTAATAACTAATTAAATCTATAAAATATATTTTTCAATTTTTATTTTTTTGATTATTTGTTCTTATCCGTAATTTATATTATAAAATTCTTTTTATATTAATTTATTATTGGGAATATTTATTATAAAATTAAATATAATCATCATAAAAATTAATTATAAAATCATAAAAAATAATTAAAAATTAAATATAAAATCATAAAAATTAATATAAAAATAATATATTTAAACACAATTTATATATATTATAAATATCACGTAATATGTCAAGTAATTCTTTTTGTGTTATTAAACGAAACGGTAATAAAGAGGAGGTCTCTTTTGATAAGGTGACAAGGCGTCTTAAAAAACTGTGTAATGGATTGAGTGATGATATAAATCCTATTATAATTGCACAGAAAGTATGTAGTCAAATTTATAATAATGTATCCACAACAGAACTTGATGAACTTGCCGCACAAATTTGTGTTTCAATGGAAACAACCCATCTTGATTACGGTATTTTAGCAAGTAGAATTATTATTTCAAATAATCATAAGTGTACATCACCATCCTTTTCAGAAACGATGTATTTATTACATAATAATAAAAATCCTCTAATAGCAGATGATGTATATGATGTTGTTATGAAAAATAAGGACAAACTGAATGCAATAATCAATTATGAAAAGGACTATCTGTTTGATTATTTTGGATTTAAAACACTTGAAAAAGCGTATTTAATGAAAATTAATGGAAAAGTAATTGAACGCATACAACACTTATTCATGCGTGTATCACTTGGCATTCATAAAGATGATTTAAAATCGGCGATTCAATCCTATGAATTGATGAGTAGTAAATATTTTACACATGCAACACCTACATTGTATAATTCAGGAACTCCACGGGGACAATTAGCATCATGTTTTTTGCTTGGAATGGAAGATTCTGTAAAAGGGATTTATAAAACTGTTAGTGATTGTGCGGAAATATCGGCTTGTGCAGGTGGTATTGGTCTTTCATTAAGTAAAATACGTTCTAAAAATTCATATATAAAAGGGACGAATGGATATTCTAATGGGATAGTACCATTGTGTCGTGTACTGAATGAAACCGCTCGTCATATAAATCAGTCTGGGAAACGTCCTGGTTCGATTGCAGTTTATATTGAACCGCATAATGTTGAAATATTAGAATTCTTGGAATTAAGGAAAAATACGGGTGCAGAATCGGAAAGGGCGCGTGATCTTTTTTTGGCTTTATGGATATCAGACCTTTTTATGAAACGAGTTGAAAAAGATGAAGAATGGTCACTATTTGATTCAAACGAATGTTTGGGATTAGAGGAAGTATATGGTGATGAATTCGAGGCTTTGTATAAAAAATATGAAGATACGGGTATGGCGCGTAAAGTTATTCCAGCGCGAAAGGTATGGAATTATATTTTAACAAGTCAGATTGAAACGGGTAATCCATATATCCTTTTTAAAGACGCCATTAATAAAAAAACAAATCAAAAAAATATGGGAACTGTTAAAAATAGTAATTTGTGTGTAGTTGGAGAAACTCTTATTTTAACTGATAAAGGTTATAAACAAATTAAGGATATTTCAAATTCAGAGCAATATATATGGAATGGAGAAAAATTTTCACTATCTAAAATAGTTAAAACTGGTGAAAATCAAAAAATAATAAAAGTATTATTTAGTGATGGTACATTTTTAGAATGTACTGAATATCATAAATTTTATATTCAATCTAAATATATAAAAAATAAATTAAAGTGTGATATTTTAAAATCAAAATCTATAAAAAAAATTAATGCAAAAGATCTGATAAAAAATATGAAATTGGTAAAATGTGAATATCCTATTATTGAATACTATGATGAAAAAGAAGAAGAATTATTCAAATATGCATATACATCAGGTTTTCATACAGGTGATGGTACATATGATATGATTAATGATAATAAAAATAATAAATGTTCAAATAAATCTTTAAATAATAGCTGTGTTTGCGGAAAACACAAAACATTTTATAAAAAAGGAATTATAACTGATAAATGTATAGGAATTTCTTATAAGAAATTACCAATAATATGTTTATACGGTGATAAAAAAAATTTATTACAACATTTACATTATTATTCGCATGGTAAAATAATTAATAATAAATTAAATGTATTATTATTTGATGATATTCCTCCTAAATATTCAGTACCAATAAATTGTTCAATAAAAACAAAATTAGAATGGTTGGAAGGATTATGTGATTCAGATGGTTGTTTATCAAATTCTTTTGGCGTTCAAAATATTCAAATATCATCAATACATAAAGATTTTTTACTTAAAGTTATGTTAATGTTACAAACAATCGGATGTAAATCAAAAATTTCAATTATGCATAATGAAGGTAAAAGAGAATTACCTGATGGAAATGGTTCAAAAAGATTATATGACTGTAAAAAATCATATAGATTAATTATTAATGGAACAGCATTAAATATTTTAATTAATAATGGATTTAATCCAAAAAGATTATTAATAAATAAAACATTAAATAATAAGCAAAATCCATCCAAATTTGTAGAAGTTCTTGAAATTATTGATGAAAATAAAGTTGCAGATACATATTGTTTTAATGAGCCTTTAAGGAATGCAGGTATATTTAATGGAGTTTTTGCAGGAAATTGTGCCGAAATAACAATTTATTCAGATAATAAAGAATATGCCGTATGTACACTTGCTTCTCTTTCACTACCAAATTTTGTAATATCCGATGATGTATCAGGTAATCCAAAATTTGATTTTGATAAATTAATGGAAGTAACTGGTGTTGTTATACGTAATTTAAATAAAGTAATAGATGTAACGTATTATCCCGTTCCAGAGACGGAATTATCAAATAAAAAATCGAGACCATTAGGTTTAGGTATTCAAGGTCTTGCGAATGTATATGCTATGATGGGATTACCTTTTGATAGTCCTGAAGCGAATGAATTGAATAAACAGATTGCGGAAACAATATATTATAGTGCAATGGTCACATCACATACTCTTGCATGTGAAACTGAACCATACAGTACTTTTTCTGGTTCACCTTTATCATTTGGACATTTCCAGTTTGATATGTGGGGCGTAAAACCGAGTGACAGATATGATTGGGAATCCCTGCGCAACAAAGTAATGCGTGATGGAGTGGCTAATAGTTTATTGATTGCATTGATGCCTACTGCATCAACGTCACAAATATTGGGCAATAATGAGTGTTTTGAGCCCTTTACGAGTAATATGTATACACGACGAACTATGGCTGGTGATTTTATTGTTATTAATAAATATCTTGTTAAAGACTTAATGAAATGTGGTTTATGGGGTGTAGATATGAAAAATAAGATTATTGCAAATAACGGGTCTGTTCAAAATATTGATGAAATTCCTGTTCATATAAAGAATTTATATAAAACCGTATGGGAAATTAAACAAAAAGTTATTATTGAACAAGCGATTGCAAGGGGACCATATGTATGTCAAACCCAGAGTATGAATCTATTTTTTGAAGAACCTACACAAAGTGTTTTAACGAGCGCTTTTTTTTATGGATGGAAAGGTGGTTTGAAAACAGGTTCATATTATATTAGAACTAAACCAAAAGCACAAGCTCAACAATTTACAATTGACCCGAATATGGCAAAGAATATAAATAAAAAAGAGATGAACGATAATGATGTACCGTGCGAAATGTGCAGTGCATAGCGTGGTGGATAATATTGTAGTTTATATATAAAAATTGACAGATAAAAATTAAAATAAATACTTTATTATATGAATTTTTAAATAATTTAATTCAATCATTATTCAAACGATTAAAATGCACGGATTATTCATGATGGAAATAACGGGAACACCTTTATTCATACCCTCAATGTCACAAGTTTTATCAGTAGTTTTTCTTATCTCTGTTATAGCATGGTCGCATACAAAAGGTGTACATGCTGAAGACGTGTTTCGACTTTTATTCATGTTTTTTCTTTTCTCTGCTTTAGATTGGTTGCGTATAATAACTTTACCTTACGAGGAAAAAAAGTATAGTGGCATAAAACTGCCGTCAGCCCAATAAATGTACAAATGAACGTTAAAGGAAAACCTAAATATAAGTAGTATAGAAAATAAATTCAATAAATGATTGAATATAAAATTTATAATAAAAATTAATTACACACAAAAATACAAGAACAACACTTGACCCTAATATGGAAAATAATATAAATAAAAAAAAGATGAACGATAATGATGTACCATGCAAAATGTGCAGTGAATAGCGTAATGCATAATATTATAGTTTATATATAATAAAATTTAATATATAAAAAATTGACAGATAAAAATTAAAAAAAATATTTTATTATATGAATTTTAAGTTTAATTCAAATCATTTATCCTTTCTTCTAAATAAGATTTATTGAAATGTTATTTTTAGATTTTCTTTTTTATTTACTAACTATGTTAATGTTTATTTTCATTCTTTGTTTAATAATAGCTCTTGTTTTTCCTATAAAAGAGGAGAATACGAATACGAAGTTATTGGTGGGATTTTTCCCACCGAAAAAAACTTCTTGCGAAGAGTGATTGATAAGTCTTCTTAAGACCTAAAAATATTGCACCTTATCAACTCTTTAAGGAAAAGACCAAAATATCGTAGTATATGAAATAAATTCAATAAATGATTGAAAATAAAATTTATAATAAAAATTGATTTAAAAAAATAATATAAATATATTATTATATAATTTATTTATAAAATATAATCTATGCATATTGGTATTTGTATTCAAAAAGAAACTATTAAAAACATGAATCAAATAAATGATTTAAATAAAACTATCAAAGAATATACATATAATTATAGTAAACCTTTAATATATGATGATATTAATAAGAATTATTTTTTGGCATATTTGATAAGGGATGTTGATTTTTCAATATTAGTAAATCCAAATGAAAAATTAAAAATTTATGTTATACAATATCAAGATAAAAATATTTTTTTAAAATTAAACGAAAATAATTCAAATCCAAATCATTCATTAGATATGCTTGATATTATTGGAAACTATAATATATCTATAAAAAATATGGAAATGACAGACGATACAACCGAATATATAAAATCCAAATTATTTTTTGAACTTGACTCAACATTTGATTTAAGCGTTGAATTTACGGTTTTTTATAGAAAAAATGAAGAAGATTATATTATGAGCAATCCTCATATACGAGGTAAAAAATTCATATTAACGATATAATTTTATAGAAATTCAAATTAAAATTTTTTAATATTTAATAATAATATTAAATAATAAATTATGAAATAAATTATTAAATTATTAAAATATTATAATATTATAAATATATAGATATGACAATATATATTAAAAAGTCATATAGTAGTTATAAATTTGTTATACTAATAATATTGATAATATTAATATTATGTGCATTATTATATTATAAAATTCTATATGACAAGAATAATAAAGTTCTAAATGACTCATTTTCGAATTATTCAGATTATTCAAAAAAATATATAATTGGTGATTGTAAAAGTGGATGGGTGAAAGATTATAAATTAAAATATCCAAATGATACACAAACTCCTGATGAAATATGTATGAGTAATGCATATGTATCAAATCCTAAACTATTATGTGGAATATGTGGTTCAAACGAAAATAATCCATTATTCACAATATCATCACCAAATAATCCTGATAAAAGATATTTTGGATGTTCTCGTAATACAAATAATTCAATTAGTATAAATTGGGGTGATCAGGGGACACCCATTAATAAATTATTAAGTGACCGATTAACATGTAATACTTTTAATGTAAATGTAGATAGTAGTATGTATATATATATCGCTTCAAATGATAAATGTTCTATATTATTGAATGATAATGTTGTTGCAAATCATTCAGGTATTGATTTAGGAGAATATTTTATAGAAGATGTAAAATTTGGAGATGAATTAAGCATTGAATGTACGAGTGAAAAAGGTCCATCTGGTTTATGTTTCTCGTATATATGGAATAAACAGATATTTATATTAGAAAATAATGGTTATCAAAATTGTGCAAATACTATTTATTATACATCAGAAGGTCGTATTAAATGGGATGATATGTGGAAAAATAGATCAAATGGACTTTTACCATGGATGAAAAACTGGCTTAAAGGAGATGATGTACCAAAATCTTCTTTAAATGTTTCAACTTATATTGGTTCTACTAAACAAGATTCATTTATGAATAATGATTGTGTTATTTTAGGAAGTATTACATTTAATAAAAATCAAAATCATAAATATATTTCAGATAGATATGAAAAATGCAGTGTTTTTTTATTGACATATATGAATTCTAAAACGGGTAATAAAAATTTATTATACGAGACTAATTATAAAAAAAACATTGATAATTATTATTATGAATACAAATTAAAGAATGTAAATGAAGGAGATAATTTTGTATTAGTTGGTTTTTATAAAGATGAAAAGAATGTAATGTCTATATTAAATTATTCTATATGTTATATATGGTGTGGAAGAATATTTGTTACTAAGCAAAATAATGAATTAGATAATATTGTTGAAAAAATATCTCTTAAAAATGTATATGACAATGCAGATACAGCATATGATTTAGTTGAAAAAGATATTAAAAATAATGATATTTTATATTTTCAAAAGGAACTTTTAAACCCTGTTTTAACTGATATTCCACCATCTTATATTTTTAGTGTTAATAATGGTCTTATATCAGACAATTCTAAAATTGAGGCTAAAAATACATTAGATGAATTAAAAGTGTTTGTAAACAAAGTAGAAGACTTATATAATTCAAGCTAAAAAAATATTTATAATTTTATGAAATATATATATATTTTTATATATATAAAATATATATGGATATTAAAAAAATATATATTGGACTATTAATACTATTTATTATTTTATTATTAATTATTATTAATAGAAATAGACTTGATATTAAAATAGATAGTGAAGAATATTTTTCAAATAAAATTGTAGAAGAAGAAAAAAAAGACGATAAATTTTCAAAAAGTGGATATATAGTTGACTCTGCTCAAGAATTAACAACTACAACAGAGACAGCAACACAATCATCTGACCAAAACCAGTGGACGACTGATAAAACCGTTTTAGAAACAACAGATGCTGTTTTAAAAAAGTTATTAAGTAATGATAATGAATATAATACTTCACTTAAAAATATGATATCATCAGTTAATCAGTCTCAACTTAAAACATTAATTGCGACTCAAAGTCCTCTTTTAGTTGGCCCTCAAGGAGTACCAGGACCACAAGGACCAGCTGGTACAACTCTTATTGCATCTGGTCGTTTAATTAATAAAAGTACAACAGGCGAAGACAATATTAAAAATAATTTTGTTGTTACACGAACGGATGGAACAAATTCAAGTTCAAGTTTATCTTTTATAGATAATCTTTCACCTTTTGCATCATTCCAATATTGGCAATTAGATGTCAATAATAATTTAATTAATAAATATGACCAATCATGTTTAACAATGAGTCCCACACAAAGTAAATTATTTATGGATAAATGCTCAAAAGATAATGATAATCAGAAATGGGCATGGGATAGTACAAATAGATTAATATCTACAACGGCATCAACTGATAAAAAATTAAAATGTATCGGCTTAAGTAAACCAGAAACAAATGTTTTGACTACAAATATTCCAGGATGCATTGGAAATCAATGTTTAAATAATAATCCACATCAATATTTAGAAGTTAAAGATTGTGATATTAACAATATTAATGAAGATGAAATATGGTCTTTTATTTAATAATACCTATATATTTATAAGATTCCCCCAGTTATTATCTTGTAATTTTATATAATAATTTATATTTTTTTGTATAGAAGATACTTCTTCATCATTCTTTTTTTTTATTTCATCAGTAAAGGAGTATTTGCTTTCAAGACTAATATTACTATTTATTTTTTTAATTGTTTTTGTTTGTTGTTGTCCTTTATATATATTTGAATCAGTCTCTCTTAAATTACTTTCTATATAAATATTATTCATTTTACTTGATTGATTTAAATTAGAACTATTACTTGTTTTTTTATTTTTATTATTATTGTTTTTTTTTAATTTACATAACCACTGTGGATGTCCTATATCTTTACAGTTTTTACATATTATTGTTGGGCATTTATCAATTATATGTCCATTTAAATGGCAATATTTACATAGCATTTTTTATATATTATTATATAAAATTTTTTATATTCATTTTATATATATTTTTTTTAATAAATATTTTGATTTAAAATAGTTTTAATTAAAATTAATAATAATTATATAAAAATGAATGATGATTTAGATGATAAAAGAGATATTAAAAAATATATTCGTGATACTATAACATATATTATTAATAAAAAAATGAATACATTAAATGAAGAATTAAATTTTATTTCTAATAAAATTGATAAAAATATTGAATTAACAGCAGAGTTAATCGGTTTATTAAAAACAAATAATGGTGTATTATTAAATAATTCAAGTAGTTCATCTAAATTATTTAAAAATATTTCGTCAAAAAGTGTTAAATTGTTAAAAGAGATAGCTTTATCAAATGAAAAACGTGAAAATGATTTAAACCTTATTGAAATAAAAAATGAAATTGATAATTACAATAACGAATATTCAATAAATACATTTAATAATACATTTAATAATAATTTTATAAAGGAAACTAAAATTAATAATATTAATAAAGTAAATGAAATTAATACTGAGAGTTCTATGAATACAATGAATAACATAAATGAAATAGGTACAATAAATGATTATACAAAAAATAATGAAAATGAAAATAAAAATAGTAATGCTTCATATGAAAATTATACATTTGAAAATATGAAATCAAATATTCATTTTGATACATATAATGATTCATATAATGATTCATATAATGATACATATAATGATTCATATAATGATAATTCTATCGATAAAGAATCAAGTGCATTGAATAATATTAGTTGTAAAAAATTAAATAAATCAATAAATAAAATTAAAACTAAAAAAAGTAGTAATTCATTATATCGTGATGTTTGCGTTGAAGATTTTAATATAGACCAAGAATATATAAAAGAATGTTTATCAATGTGTTCATTAGAAGGTGATATATTAATATTTAAAAGAATGTATATTGATAATATAGATAAAAGTCAATATCCGATACGTCAAATTAAAAAAAAATATCAATATTGGCTTGATGATAAAATGAATGATGACGATTCAAATGGAACTTATATAAAAAATACTGTAATTAAAAATATTGAAAATTGTTATTTATCGGTTAATTTATATAATGAAAATGAAACAGATATGGATGAATTTATTAGAAATCAAGAACATATTTCAAGAATGAGTGAACAAAAATATAGAGAACAATTTATGAAAAAAATAATTGGAATTATAACAATTTAATATTTATTTTTAATTAATCTTATTTATTATATATAAAAAATAATTATATAAATTATTTTTATATAATGGAAAATTCAAATAATGATACAAATAATGATACAAATTTTACGGAAATAATTATTAAAGATAATAATATAATAGATGATTTATCAACTGAATCGACTAAGTATGATTCTACAAATAATATTAATGAAATAAAAAATAATAATAAAAAAAAAAGTAAAAAAAAAGTTGTTTTTTCTGAAATTCCTACTATTGAATCTTTATTCGACGAATTAAATGATAATAAAAATAATATAAAAGTAGAAAACATGACAATCGATGAAATGTTAGATGAATTAAATGATAAAGAAAATATAAAAATATCATGTGATAAATTAAAAAAATTTGATGAAGAGAGTATTAAAAACATGCTTCAAAAGTTAAATTGTAATATAAACATAAAAAAATCAAACAAAGAAACGGAATTAAATGATACGCATGTAAAAGTTGGATGTGATTATGTATGTATAATTTCTTAAATTTTATTTTATTATTATTAATTTATTATTATTTATTATTTTATTATTTTATTATTTTATTATTTTATTATTTTATTATTTTATTATTTTATTTTATTAAATAATACTTAAATAATTATTGATACAATTATAAATAAATACATATAAATACATATGAATATTTCATTTTTCGACGATAAACCATTTTTAGAAGATCTTTACTTTAAATTAGATACACTTTTATTATTTAAAAATATAAATATAGATGAATTAAATAACTTATTATTTTATGGGCCATCTGGTTCAGGTAAATCTACTAAAGTATATGCATTATTAGCAAGTATTTTTAATAGCTCAAAGGTATATGACTTAAAAAATATGTCTTTTGAAGATGATAAAAAAATATTTTCATATAAATCATCTATTTATCATGTAGAAGTAGATATTTTTAATTTGGGTTCTAATGACAAAATATTTATTCAAAATTTTTTGAAAAATTATACAGAAACACGAAATATTGGTTTAGATATTCCAAAAATAGTTTTTATTAAAAACGCACATTTATTATCAAAACAGTCACAATTATCTATGCGTAAATTAATTGAAAATAATTATCATAGTTCAAGATTTATTTTTGAAATAAATAGTTTTGATAATTTTTCAGACCCATTAAAAAGTCGATGTCTTGCCATTAGAGTCCCTATGCCAAAATTCGATGACATAAAAACGTGTATTAAAAATTATTCTTTAAAGAAAAATCATAATATAAATGATACTGATATAGATTATATTATTAATAATAGTAATATTAATAGGCAGCTTAATTTAAAAAAAATATTTGGTTATTATCGATTTTTTATAGTTACTAATAGTCATTTCAATTTTATATATTATGACAAGTTTAAAGAATTAGGCGATATTATAAGTAAAAAAGTAACATTTATTTCTATCAATAAAATTCGCGAATTGATTCATCAAATGTATATTAACCTCGTTCCGATGGATGAATTAATTGAATATATTTTTAATTTAACAGTGGACAAATATAAAGATAACAATGACTATATAGATAAAATAATACAATTATATAATGAAACATATCAACGTTTTAAAAACGGTAATAAAGATTGTTTACATGCGGAATATTTTATAATATCTGTTATAACAATAGATATATAGTTAATATATATAAAAATTGATGGATAAATAATTTTGAAAATAATTTGTATAATAATGAGATTAAGTGTTTTATTATATCTAATAGATTTCCTAATACGTAAAGAACAATAACGAACCATGGCCGAAGAGACATACGAATATATTAATAAGTTTTGGAAAGGACTACTTGATTGTAGTTCTATACACGAACTTAACGATATCTTCAATTGTATAGAAGAACAAAATGTTCATGAAATAATTGAAGGAAATGATGAGCACGCCGATTATCTAACCACTTTGCGTGAATTATTCTTGAATAAAGAACTTTCAGCTGGTGATATCATGGAGTATATTAACGAAGTACATGAAAATTATTGTAATGCGTATGAGGCGACTGAAGAAGAATCCGAATGGATAAATAATGCCAAAAAGACCTACCAAGAAATTCATATGTTTTGGGAGGTATTACTTGAATGCGGTTCTGAAGAACAGCTTAAGGAAATCTTTAATAAGATGACTGATAAAGAAGTTCTTGAAATATTTGAAGAAATAATACCTTGCGGAGAAACAAATTCCTTGGCTTGCATTCAAAAATTTATTGCAAAGAATCTTCCTGAAAGGCTTCAATTGTTGTTTTTTGTTAATTCAAATCCAAAGTGTCCTGTATGGACTTCTATTGATAATATTCGCTGGTATTATATCCCACATGATGTGCGAAGCCTTATATTATATCCATATTTCAAATATGAATATCTTGGAACAGGAAATCCAGGTATCAATATGATGAAATATATTTTAACTAAAAGATGAAGTGCAAAACTTTTTCCAATAAAACACATTTATAAAATCTATATAACAAAACATATTTTCATTTTACAAAAAGTGTTATAGTTTTTTTAATATATAAAAATTGATAAAAAATTATTCTAATAGTCATTAAATATATATTAAATATATATTAAATCACACATAATTATGCGATTAATAACAAACGACGAACAACCATTAGAGATGGTTCAATATAACCCAACTCATCTACGTGTACGTAATTTGATTTCTATTAAATTTTCTGGAAATGACATTATGGATTCAATTAAACGTTTAATTGAAAGTTTTGATTTTCCATATGTCCATGAAAATGCGATAGAGATATGTGAAAGAACCAATCTAATGTGGGAAAGATTAGTTAAATATAGTTCTCATGAAGAACTTGTCGATATATTCAGTAGAATGTCTTCTGAAAATGTCATTGCATTATTTACAAAAATGATACCAGTACCGTTTGGATTCAGTAATTCATTCGCTTCGATTCAAACATTTATGGCAACAAATCATCCTAAAATGCTTACAGATGTATTTTATCTGAATTCAGACCCATTAAATCTTGATTGGGACCGTATAGATAGTATTGAGTGGAGCCAAGTTCCACATGATGTTCAACACCTTATATTATATCCGCATTTTAATAATGTATACGGTGAAAATGGAGTATCCGAAATGATGAGATATATTTTACAAATATAAAAACTTTGTTCGATAAAACACTCTATAAAATACACCTTTATAAAAATTGTATAGAAAATTGTATAGAAAATTGTATAGAAAATTGTATAAAATGAAATATTTATATTTTATATCTAAAAATAATAGGTATTGCAAATATATTTCGATAATTGCGTTATATTTAAAAATAAACTTTTAATTTTATATAGTATACTATTTTAATGTCTACTATTAAAAAAGACAAAGAAAAAAACAAAGATTTTTATAAAATTTTAGAGGTCGACAAAAATGCGACAGACGAAGAAATACGTAAATCTTATAAAAAAATGGCTCTTAAATATCATCCCGATAAAAATAATGGTAATGACGAAAAATTTAAAGAGATTGCCGAAGCATATAGTGTTTTAAGTGATAAGGATAAAAAAGCACAATATGATAATTTTGGAGGAGGGATGGGTTTTTCAAGTGATATGTTTGATTTTGGCGAAGGCGGTATAGATCCTTTTTCAACATTTAATAATATTTTTCAACAACATATGAGTAACTTTATGAATATGCGATATGAAAATGATATTGATATAAATGACTTTGTGGGAAGTGATAATAATGGATTTCCCTTTGGAAATATTCATGTAAAAATACATACTTTTAAAAAAGATAATTTCATATATGATGAGTTTGAAAATGATACAAAAGATAAAAATCCTCCTAAAAAATCAAAAAATATATTTAAAGAGGGTTTAAATACCATATTTTCAAATATATTTACATCAAAAGAATCATATAAAAAAAATGAAACGAATAATAATTATTCAAAGTCCGAAATAGAAACTGATACAATATATACTAAACCAGAACCCATTGTTTATGACATAAAAGTGTCTTTTGAAGATATTTATAATAAAGTTAAAAAAACAATAACGATTAAAAGAAATAAAATTAATAAAAAAGAGAATGAATATGTAAGGAAAATAAAAAAAATAGATATTCCTATATATGGGAAAGAAGTATTTTTAGAAAATATGGGTAATGAAGAATTTAATCATAAATATAAGGGAGATGTTATTGTAAATATTTATAATAAAAAGAATGATTCATTTAAACGTGTAAATGAATATGATATGTTGACATTTAAAAATATATCATTAAATGAATTATATGGAGCATTTACGTATGATATAATATTACCACATGGTGAAGTTTTAATGGTTCAAAGTGAAAATATGATAGGTAGAAAAGATACTTTGATTCAACGTATTATGAATAAAGGATTACCATATAAAAATGATGAAGGCGAAGATATATCGGGGAATTTGTATATTATTTATAATATTATTTTGCCAAAAGATATTAATGAATTAAAAAATGTTAAAATACAGGATAATACCGAAAACATTGATAATAGTTATATAATTGCTTATAATTGTTCATTTGAAGAGATATTTAATGAATAAAATATAGTATTATTGAATTATTTGAATTATATATTTATAGTTTATATATAATATATATTATATATAAGAATATCCTAATTATGATATTTGAATCAAAATATTCAGATGATATTATTAAATATTTGAATAAAAAAATTATTACTGATAATGAAAATATTGTACCAATTCAATCTAATAATTTTTTTATGAAATTGACCAATTCAATAAAAGATATTTATTCAAAAACTAATGTAGAAGCAGATTTAAAAAAAATAAGTTGTAAAAATAAACCGTTTGATAAAAATAATGAATTACTAAATGATATTGAATTTATTTCAAAAAAAACAATAAATTATATTTCTAATAAGTTAAAGTATTTAACTATATATACATATGAAAATAATACAATAAATTATTTTACAAAAGATTCAGTTAAATTAAATAATATTCCAGATGTTATAATTCATATGTTTCGTTTAATTTGTATTATGAAAAAACTTTTTGGAAGAGATAATTTTTCACAAACAGTATTTTATTATGAGTGCGATTTATCTAAAAAAATGCCTATTGGGAAAGAAAAAGTTTACAATAAAGCTTACAATAAAACTAATATACAAATAGGTGTTGAAAATATAAATAGTGCAGTTACTTTTGTAACACCTATGCAAAATGGTAATATAATATTATATCGTAAAGAAGAGGTATTAAAGGTGTTAATACATGAACTTATTCATTCAAATTTGAGCGATTTAAATTTAATAAAACCGAATGATAAAAAAGATGATTTTAATAAATTATTTTGTACAAATTATGTAATTGAAATAAATGAAGCTTATACTGAATCTATAGCAACTGTTATATATTTAATTTATAAAAGTATATATATAAATATAGATTTAAATACTTTATTCAAAAATGAAATTAAATATTCAAATTATATATGCACCCAGATATTTAAATTTTATAATATAAAAAGTATAAATGATATTATGAAAAAAAATATAAACGAACCATGTAAATCATTTTTCCCACAGGGTTCTAATTTATTTTCATATTATATTTTAAAAAATATATTATTAAGAAATCATATTGAATATGGTCGCTGTTTAGAACATGGATTAAAATTATATAAAATTAAAAATCAACATATTATATCTAATATTATTGATATAATCACTAAACATATTCGAGATTTTGATAAAGTATTAGAACATTATAGTCATACTAAAAAAACTAAATATTTAAGGATGTGTTTATAATGCTTTTATAGTGTATTTATGGTATGTATTTATATATATATTTATTAAAAATTGAAAGTTTTGGTATTATATATTTAATCAACTTAAAAAAATACCAATATAAGTTAATATCCTAAGATGGGAATAAGAAACTTAAAAACTCTTTTAGACAGATATTGTCGATTCGCGATAACAACGCGTAAACTAGAAGCATACAGAGGTATGAGACTTGGGATCGACTTATCAATTTTTTTATATAAATATTTATACAATAATAATGACCATATTGAGGGTCTAACCAGACTTATATTGCGATTATTAAAGAATCAAATTACGCCTATATTCATATTTGATGGAAAACCTCCAAAGGAGAAGGATGATACTTTAGTACAACGCAAGGAAAGAAAAGATTTTATGACAATTAAAAGGAAGATTTTTGAAAATGTTTCTGAATTTGAAAAAAAAGATTTTGAGTCTTTTAGAGAGAGTGTCATAGAAGAAGCCAATCATATGAGTTCAACAATGAATAACACATCATTTTTATTAAGTGATAATGATATAAACGAGTTGTATCAAAAATCAACAGAAGACATTAAAAAAGATGTAGAAAAATTGAATAAAAAAATAATTCATGTCACACATGAACATATAGAAAGCTCTAAAGAATTATTCGATTTGTTCGGTGTAAAATATATACATGAACAATGTGAAGCGGAATCTTTAATGGCATATATGTGCAAAATGAATTATATTGATGGATGTATTTCTGAGGACACTGACATATTGGCGAATGGTGGTTGCTTATTTTTAAGAAATTTCAATGCTGATAAAGATTTTGTTGATGAATATTGTTTAGAAGGTATTCTTGATGGGTTAGATTTAAATCATGACCAGTTCATTGATTTATGTATTTTATGTGGATGCGATTACACAAGTAAAATACATGGATTAGGTCCAGTTGGAGCACATAAATTAATAAAAACATATGGAACAATTGAAGAGATTATTCATAACAACAAAACATATATCGTACCAGATAATTTTGATTATCAGCGTGCAAGATGTTTATTTAAAGAACCTGTTTCAGGTGAAATATTTAGCAGAATTAAAAAAGATAATTTTGTTGAAGAACCACGTATTAATTTATTAATGAGTTTTTTTAAAAAGCGTAGTGAAATTAATCAGAAGTATATAAAAGAAAAAACTTTGAGAGAAATTAAAAACAATTTAATGAATTATTTTTTAAACATAAGATGTTCTTATGAATTTGATGATGTGAGTAATAACAATGAAACATCATTAAAAAAAAATGATACTCAACGTTGGTAATAAATTTAGATTGATTTTTAATTATAATATATAATAAAATATATAATTTATATTTTATATTTTTTATAAAAAATATTTTTTATAAAAATATATAATTTAATGTTTTTTTTATTGGTTTAATTTATTTTTTATAAATTATGTATATTATACAACTTCCAATTGTTCACTTGATTTTTCAACAACAGGTAATGTAATAAAGTGCTTTTTTAAATAAGTTTGAATATTAAAAAATGTAATAACATCACCTTCTGGAACTTGAAGAATAGATGATAATGCTTCATTTGGCAAAATTTGTTTCTTGTTTTCTGGATTTTGAAGGTTATGTTCCTTAACATATGCAATGACTCTACTTGTGACATCAGTTCTTGCAATTTGACTATCATTTGGTAGTCCTAATAAGTTTGCTAATTCATTACTAATTGGTGTTGGAACAGCAAATCCGGATGCCTTCTTTTTGTCAGTCTTCTTTTTATTTTTCTTTTTGAGTTCCTTTCTATCCTTTGCAACTTCTTTCTCTAACACCTTAAGATTTGCTTGAATTGTTTTCATTGCAGAAACAAGGTCATGAAATTGTAAATTTAATTTCTTAAAAAGAACTTCAGTACTTGATTCTTCCACTACAGTTGAAACTTCAACGGGCGATTCTTCAACCGATTCTATTTCAACGGGTTTAACTTCTACGGTAGATACTTCAACAGGTAGAACTTCTTTTGTTTCAGTCACTTGTTCAATATCTTTCTTTTCAACAGATTTTTTGGATTTAACAACTTTTACGGGCATATTATATTCTTATATATATGATTTTTTTTTAAAATTATAACGCATATATAAAAAACGTTACGATTTTTTTGGATTTTAATAATACATTATTTTAATAATACATTATTTTAATAATACATTATTCAATTATTATTTTCTATGTAATATTTAGAAATAAAATTATGTTTTTAGGTAAAGTACTAGCTAAACAAATAGGTAAACAATTTAAAAAAAAAATTGAAAAAGATATGAATTCTGAAGAAAAAAAATCTAATAAACTACGTATGAATCAACAAATGGCGCAAGGACAACCTTATAATCAACAAATGGAGCAAGGTCAATATAATAGTCAACAAATGGCACAAGGACAATATAATAATCAACAATTTGCACAAACACATCTTTATAATCAACAATTAGCGCAACCACAAATTTATAATCAACAATTAGCGCAAGAACAACCGTATAATCAACAAATGGTGCAAGGACAGCCACCTTATAATCAACAATTGGTACAAGAACAACCACCTTATAATCAACAAAAAGGTTTTTTTAATAAATCAACTTTTCAAAGACCGTTTCAAAAAAGTACAAATAATTCTGGTCAAGAATTACAGTCAGGTCCTTTAATAAATAGAAGTATTATACCAATACAACAAATACAACAAATACCACAAACACAACAAGGATGCCCTGCGTGCCCACCTTGTAATAAAAAATATGACTATAGTGTTTTAACAACAATATCAAATTTAATAAAAACTAAAAAACTTAATTATACAAATTTATCTGATAAATTAATTGAAAAATTAAAATCTTTAAAATATCCAAATCAATATACTTCGTATAATAATCAAAATGGAATAGTAAGTAAAAATATATTAATTCCAAATAAATCACAAAATGAACAGATAAAAGATTTTTTTAAAAAAAAGAAAGAAATATTAAATCAACTTGAAAAAATTAAACAAAAACAATTAAATCTTATTAATAAGGAAATTAATAAAAGCGTTGGTAATATATAAAAGATAGAATATAATTTAATAAATTTATAACATAATATATTTTTCTAATTCTAATGTAGGGCAAAATATAATATATGTTTAAAACACTTTATAATTCATTAGATGATAAATCGAGGCTTTTAGAAAATGAGAGTAATATAATTAATAAACAAATTGAATTATTAAAAAAACAAAAATTAATGTCGAATTATGAAAAAAAAAATAATAAAAACAGTTCTTTATTCAATTATTTTAAAGGAACGCCAACAACAAATGAAATAGATGAAATTAATATTAATAAACCTGTACGAATGGGGGAAAACAATAGTAATGCAAAACCCAGAACATTTATGGAATCAGTTAGATTATTTTTTAGAACAGATTTTTATTTTTTTATGAAATACTATTTATATTTTATAATATTGTTTTCATTATGTTTTTATATATTAATTTTTTTAGAAAATCACGCAAAAAATGGACTTGTTATAACTGAAAATAAAGTTTTTTTTTATATTTCAATTTTATGTTTAATTCTTGTTTTTAATGATATTTTAGAAACTCCAATGGAATCTCTTAAAAAATTTGTCGCAGTCATAATATTTTCATTAATTGTTGTTTATATTGTTAATACACTTATTGAAAAGTTTTATAAATCAAGAAAATTAAAAGATAATTTTTATACAGTATTATGGACGACCTTAATAGTATATTCAATAACGGTATTGTGTGTATATTATATGTTTCATCGTGAAAATAAAAATGTTGCGATTGATTTATATAATGCATTTAATTATAGTATTAACAAAAATATAGGATTAATAGTATTTTTAACGATATATTTATATGTTTATGTGAGCGCATTTAAAAAATTAAATAAAAATACGAATTTAACAGATATTTTACAACCAGCCGTTTTAGGTGGGTTATTAATGTTTTTTTTATTCAGTATTATTACATACATTGCTTATAAACTTAAAATTATAAATCGTGTTAATATTCTAAATAGTTTCATTTCATTATTTGCTATATTTCTATTTCTCGGTTTTATGAATATGAAATTATTTATGGATAGTTTAAATCAAGTATGTGTTGAAAATATGGATCCAAATAGTATAAAAGAACAAGAATATGTTATATTATTAATATTTTTATCACTATTTATAATATGGTGGTTAGAAGATGACCGAAAATGGAGTAGATGGGGTTCTATGGCTTTTGTTTTTGCAAGTGTTGTAACTTTTTATTCAATGTTTGTTTTTTCGGCAATATATCCAAGTATAGGAATGCTTTCTACATGGTTAATGGTTGAATGGATTATTATTTATTTTTATAGAAAACAAAATAGTAAAAATTCAGTGCATTTTTCATTTATGGAAATCTAATTTAGATATTAAAAAGAAATCTTCATTAATAACTTCTGTATTAATTTTTACTATTGTATTTTGTTTAATTATATTGTTAAAATCAGCGTGATAATAACAATTATTATTTAATATTTTAAAAAATCCATTTTTATTTGATTTGTTTATAAAAACAAGTGTAATATTCGATATTATACTATTTAAATCATATATATAATTAATATCAAATGTTAAATTAAATACTGATTTTGAATATGATTCTGGTATGATTATATAGAAATTATGCGTATCTTTTATATGTAAATCTATGTTTAAATTCTTGTTTTCAATGTCATTATTTGAATCATTTTCGTTTTTAAAAAATTCATTATTTTGAGTAGTGGTTGTTTTGGGTTGTAATATATTAGGTTTTTCTAATAAAAATACCGATTGTGGAACTTCTAATTCTGTATATTCTGTATGTGGTGATAATAATGATAATCCATATTTTTCACTAAATCCATAAAAATTTTCATTATCATATAATAATAAACCAGAGACCATTTTTTCTTGTATACCAATAACAACTCCTTTTTTTAAAACTGCTCCACCTTCGACTGTAAGTGGTGCAAAAACGTTATATTCATCATTATTATTAATAATTGTTGCATCTCTACTATTAATAATTTTAATGTTTTGAGTAATTATATCTTTATTATGTATCATTTAATTATCATTATAAATTCTATTTTAAATTTAATTTATATTATTACTTATATAAATTTATATCTTTTATAATAATATAATAAATGGGTCTTAGTTCACAAACACCTCCTCCAAAACAACAAAAATTATATATTACGAATAGTAATTATAAACAGGTTAATAATAAAACAAAATATGTCCCTATACAACCTGTATTTATTAATAATAATATGACAAATGAAACAAAAAAAGTTCGTCGATTTAAAGATTCAATAGAAAATATAACAAAATATTATGCAAAAATAAATAATTTAAAACGTGCAAAAAACGAATTTATAAGTAATACATTAAGTCAAATTATTAAAAAAAATAAAATCACAAACTATGAATATAAATTATTAAAAAATACTGAAAAAAATCTTTATTCTAACTATGGAAAATCCAGCGCTTTTATTTATACAAATACAAATAATGAAAATAGTGGAAATTTTCAAAATAATGTTCCTATATATGTACGTAAAAATGCACTTGAAAAACTAAAAAAAGAAAATTCTAATAAACAAGAAAAACTTAATTTAGAGACGAAAAAGAGAAATGAATTAAAAAAAGCTTTAAATAATATTGAAAGAAAAGTAATTATTACTCAAAATAATTATGATACATTGGGTTCTATGGGTTCAAAAGTAAGACAGAATAAATTTGAAGAACTTAAAAAAAAATTACAAAGTGGAAGACTTATATCATTTAATCCAAAAGTTTATTTAAAAAAAAAAATAAGTAGTAATAATTATAGTAAATTAAAAGAAAAAGAATATAACAATAATTCAAATAACATTAATTATAAATTATTAGATAAGACACAATTATATAACTCGGATCCAACCAATCTTTTTGGTTATATATTAAAAAAACAAGTTTAAACAAGAAGAATATAAATTATTTTTATAAATTATATTTTTTTATATTATTAAATATATATGAACACAAACAGAAGTAACCCCACTAAAAATACACCTAATGGTAGAAAACATATAATTCTATATGAATTATTACAAAATATTCCAACTGGAGATAGTGGAGATAGAGGAATGGTACAACATTTAGTTAATAATCATAGAAAAGACTTTGACGAAATATGGATTCTACCCGTAGATGGTGTTCCAGAAGAAAACGCTCCTTTATTAGAATATAATGAAAGATTCGAATTATGTGAATTAAATTTTAGTGATATTGATAATTCCGTAAAAGTAGTTAACTACGAAAATATTATTTCTCGAAAATTAGGAAATTTAAAATCATCAAAAATTTTTAATTCTCAAATTGCACCTAATTCTTTACCATTGGGATCGTTTAAATCAATAAATAGTATTAATTTTACTTCATATATTGGGTTAGTTGATGTTATATTACAGTTAAAAAGAGATAAACCATCGTATGATTTTAGTTTGATTTTAGGAAAAGAAAGATATAATGATTTACTTAAAGGTAAATTAAAATTAAGCAAAAAAATATTTGAAGAAGTTGAAAAACTATATGTTTTTAGAAATGGTACAAATTCAAGAACAAATAATAATTTATCACAATTTGGTAATAAAGTTGTTAATGTTGTTTCAAATATTCCTACAATTAAAAGTTCAGATTTAAGTATAAGTAGATTATGCAAGGTCTTAATAAAAACTGGTAATTCGATGACTAAATTAAAAAAAATTATAGAAAACAAGGAAAAACTAAAAACAAACTTTATTATTAATAAAAATGAAATTATATATAAAAATAAATATAATAATAATAATAAAAATAATAATAATAGAGTTATTAAAAATAATAATAAATCTTTAAAGGATTTAGAAAATGAATATAATGATTTGCAGAATACAGCTAAGAATGCTTTTATTGAATTAGATAAAATATTATACAGTAGAGTAATAGATAATATATTAAAAAACAAGAATATATCAAACATTGTATTAAGCCTTAATTCTTTACCTAATAATATTTAAAATCTTGTGCATGGTCTACGATTCTTTAAGTAGTATTATAAAATGTTTATGTAAAATGTTAAAAATTAAAAAAATAAAAAAATATTTTGATACATCATAATTTTCAAAAACACATAATATTTTATATAAATGTAATATGTTTATATAAAAGTGTATATAAAAATAATTTTATATAATTAATAATAATGGTAGGAGGACTGCTTCAACTTGCGGCATATGGTGCCCAAGACACATATTTAACGGGAAATCCTCAAATAACAATGTTTGTCGCCGTATATAGACGTTATACAAATTTTGCAATACAAAATGTATCTCAATATTTTACTGGTAATGCCGATTTTGGTAAAAGAGTATTTTGTGAAGTAGATCGCGTAGGCGATTTGATAAATCAGTGTTTTTTACGAGTTAAACTACCGAGTTTAAAAGAGTATAATTACACGGATGAAAAAGGCGATTTAGTAGAATACTTTTGGGTAAACTCAATTGGACATGCTATAATAAAAATAATAGAAGTTGAAATAGGCGGTGTTGTAATTGATAGACAATATGGTTTATGGATGGAAATATGGAGTAGTTTAGTAACACCCGTTGGAAAAATAGATGGCTTTTATGATATGATAGGTAAATCTGTTAATCCAATAAATCTTAACAATTCAAATGCATTGGATTTATATGTTCCTTTATATTTTTGGTTTTGTCGTAATATTGGTTTATCATTACCCCTTATTGCATTACAATCTCATGAAGTCAGGTTAAACGTAACATTCCGTACAGCACAAGAACTTATTATATCGTCAAATGGATTACCTATTAATATTCCTCCGAATAATCCTCTTCAAATTACTCAGTCATATATAGATATTGACTATATATTTTTAGACGATAATGAAAGAAAATTATTTGCTAAAAATAATCATCAATATTTGATAGAACAATTACAGGTTTATGCTACATCTTTTACATCAAATGGACTGCGCCAAGACCCCGTTAATCCAAATAAAATGACTCGAATACCTGACCAAAATCAAACAGTTGAATTAGATTTTAATCATCCTATGAAAGAATTATATTGGGTTATTCAAAACTCGACGGTTTTAAGTGCATATCCTTATGGAGGTAATGAATGGTTTAATTTTTCAACATTACCTTATAATAATGGAATAAGTAACGGAACTGACCCATTATTACGTGCTAAATTAATATTTGAAGGACAGGATTTATTTGATGTGAAAGATGCAAAATATTTTAGAACGGTTATACCCTATCAAAGACATACGAATGTACCTAATAATTTTATTTATGTATATAGTTTCTCATTAAATCCTGAAGAATATCAACCTTCTGGAAGCTGTAATTTTAGTAGAATTGATAGTCAAGTTATTTATATGGAAATATCTCAAGAACTAATTGACCCAATGACAACTATTTTTGGTGTAAATTACAATATTTTAAATATCGCGGGTGGAATGGCCGGGGTTGAATATACTACTTAATTTTTATTGAAAAATGTCAAGTATTTTACGGTTTTTTATAATCTTTTATCATTATGTATGATTATATGTGATTATCTATTATTAAAAAAATGATAGATAATATATTATACTTATAACTATTATATAATTATAATATAAACTAAATATATTTAATAAGTTTACATACATATTAATACATATTAATACATATAATACATATAATACATATAATACATATAATACATATAATACATATAATACATATAATACATATAATACATATAATACATATAATACATATAATACATATAATACATATAATACATATAATACAATTACCATAATTACTAAAAAGATAAAAATGAGTGATTTTAAGGCGTGCTCATCAAAGGAAAATAATTCAGATGATGAAACAGATATTGAAGAACTAATTAAGAAAACAACAACAACTGGACAATATATAAAAGATTATATTGTTTGTGTTCAAGATTGTGAAGATAAATCAAGAGATTATCTTGATTTTAAATTCATATCGGATGAGTATCTTGTATATGAAATACGAATTCACTGGATGGGTATAAAAAATGGATTAGAACAATTCAGTAAATTACCTGCTTTTATTAGAAAAATAAAAGGAGTATTAGAAGTAGATGGATACGCAAACGCTTCATTATATTTACATGATATTAAAATTCGTATCTCTGGTGATAGAGTGGTATTTTCGAATCAAAGTTCTCAAATGACATTTATTTATTTCAAATTAAATGCATCTTTGATTGATGCATTTAAAGAACTCTATAACTGGTTTGTTGATCATCGTATAGCATACGAAAAATCAAAACCTTCAAAAAGTTTAGTTCTTAATGAAGATGAAGGATTTTATTCAAGTAAATATTTTGGCCCATGTTTAAAAGTAGTAGAACATGAAAAGATGGTTTTACCACAAGACTATGAACCCAAGTATGATGACATTGAGTACGATGAATCATTAGTAACATATGAAGATGGATTTGAAGATTATACTGTAGAAGTTGAAATTAAGCCAAGTTATGCGGAAGATAATTGTATCTTCAAATTTATATTTGAAGAGATGAGAATTGTTGAATTCCAGTTTTACTGGATGGATATGAAAGATTCATTGAAAATCTTTGGTGATTTACCAAACTTCATTAAGAATATCGAATATGTAGTACTTACTGGTAAAAATTCATTTTGTAGAGAGAAATATATAAATGACTTTGAGCTTCGTATCAGCGGTGATACATTTTCCATAACTGAATTGAAGACTCATTATACCACGTTTTACTTTAAAATAAACGAGTCACTTTTGATTGCTTTCAAAAAATTATATAATTGGTATATGAGGTATCGTAAAGAATATGAGGATTCAAAACCATCTGTTTCAAGAGATTCTTCTACATTACCAGTTACTTACAAAACTATTCCTAAAATTGATTTACCACCACCTCTTCGTGGAGTATATAAACTTCGTTAGTTTATTATTAAATTAAATAATATTATTTAATTTAAAATTATAAAATATTATTATTGTATTGATGCACATACAGTGATGCACATTCGATTTATATAAATTTCAAATTGCAGAATTTATAATGCAAATTAAATACTCTGACATATGAATTGCAGAATTTATAATGCAAATCGGCTATTATAACACGTGATTTGCAGAATTTATAATGCAAAATTATGTTATCGATCGATTTGCAGAATTTATAATGCAAATTAAGTACTATAAAGCACGATTTGCAGAATTAATAATGCAAATTAATTATTATATCATATAAATTGCAGAATTTTTTATGCAAAATTAATATCCTTTTAAATCATTCAATACATTTTCATCATTCATACTTTGAATATTTTGAATACTTTGATATTTATCTTTGGTCTCAGTTTTATATTTATTAAATATTTCAGATAAATTTTGTGTAACAACTTGTTTCACTCTTTCACTATCATTATAATTATTAATCTTTTTATCAATTATTGACATATTTTCTTTTATAATATTATCATCCAACATAAAATTACAAACATTACTCTTTGATATATCCTCATGAAATTCTTGTAAATGTTCGTATAATTTTTTTAAAGATTTATCTATAATGTCTTCTATTTTCATTTCTGAAAAAGTATTTTTTTCACCTTCATATATAAGTCCCATTTGTGACGAATTATCCAATAAAACATTTCTATTTTTATCATTTTGTAAAATATATTCTAATGTTTTAGTATATTTATAAGTACTCATAAAAAGTAATGTTTTTACATTTTTATCTATATGATCAACACACCACTTATCGTTGAATGACACTAATTCATCCTTAGGTAGTTCGATATTAATATTAATATTATTTTGTATATTTTGTGTATTATTACAATTATCATAATTGATTATTTGTTGTTCATGTTGTATAATACTTGGTTTCATTGATATATCATCTTTACTTTTTATATATATACAAAAAAATAAATGAGTTTCTAAATCTTTATATTTTTTAAATTCATGCTTACAATAGTTACATGTTCTTCTCTTTTGATTAAATATAGATTTAATCTCATTTATAAATTCATCTGCTGTTTTTTCAACTTTGTAAAGATGATGTTTAAAACAATCATTATTTTCTAAATATGGTATAAGAGAATATTTAATCAATTCGTTATCAGTATATTTTAATGATTCTATCTTTTTAGAACATTTAATTTGTTTACTTAAATGAGTATACATGCTTGTTTTACGTGTTGTATCATAATTACACCTATAACATACATAATTAGGCATTATATTTATATATTATATATATTATTTTAAATACTTTGTCGAATTGCAGAATTTTTTTCAAATTGCAGAATTTGCATTTTTTTAATACTTTTATAAAATATTTTTTATTGTAAAAATATTTTAGTATTTCTTTAAAAACATTGTATAATGCACAGTATTTTGAATTGCAGAATTTACTATTTTTAATAATATTTTATTGTATACTCATTTTTTAAAAAATAACATTTTTATTGATTTTTATACAATATTTTGAATTGCAGAATTTAGAGGACTCTCTAAAAATCATTGTAAAAAATATTTTAAAAATATATATTTTAATCAATATTTTGTTGTATTTTGAATTGCAGAATGATTTGCATTTTGATTTGCATTTTGATTTGCATTTTGATTTGCAGAATTGAAAAAACGTGATTTTGAAAAAGTTTTTTCGAAAAGGCCGATTTGAAAATTTTTAAATCGGCGTTTTTAAAAAAAATTATTTTCAAAAAAAAAAATACGATTCTGCAAATCAAAATGCAAATCAAAATGCAAATCATTCTGCAAATTTTTTAATAGTACTCTTTTATTAAAATATTTATAATTGAGTATTTTTTTAACGGTACTTTTTTTTGCATTTTTTTTTCTGCAATTCATTATCAATAAAAAAAATATGATAAATTATTAAAAATATATATTGTAATATTATTGATAAATATTTTTTTTTTAAAAAAAAATTTTAAAAAATTATAAAAACCCTTTACGGGACGGATTTTTGATTTTTTTTAAAAACCCGTCACGGATCGGGACTTTTTTCAACATTTTTTATTTTGAGGTCTCCAAAATGCCATAGCTTTACGTCACCTGTTTTTGTCATTTTAGGTGACGTGATTTTTGCGACTCGTCACCTTTTCGGATTTTGAAATTCTGAAAAAAAAGTGACGAAAAGGCAAAGTTGACGCAAATGAAAAAATCGATTTTTCGTTTTAAAAAAAATGAGGGTCTGAAATCACCGACTTTTTATTAAAAATACCTTTTACGGGAACTGTTTTTAAAAAAAAGGTTACGCTTTTTTAAGCAAAAATTATAAAAAATATGATTTATGTCACCTTTTATATTTTTTATATATTAAAAAAAGGTGACGATTATTAAATTGTATTTTTTTAATAAATTAAAAAGTCTTTTATATCACCTTCTTTAAAAAAATAAGTGACGTAAATGGTCTTTTTTGTATTCATTGATATGTGACTCGTGTCGTTTATAGTAAAATTAATACTCGTCACCTTCAAAAAAAAAAATCTGAAAAAAAGGTGACGATTCGGCGAAAGTGACGCACTCTTTTAAAAAATCAAAAAATAGATTTTTTTGCGTCACCTTTTGAAAAAAAAAAGGTGACGACTAACCGATTCTGCAATTCAAAAGCGATGCGAAAATTTGGACTTTCTAAAATCATTAAACTAATAATCGTCACCTGTTTTGAATAAATAGTGACACACAAAGGTACGAAAAGCTATGGCAAAAGTCGATGTTTTTTTTGCGTCACCTTTTTTAAAAAAAATCTGAAAAACAGGTGACGATTCGGGTTGTTTGCGTTTTTGCGTGTTCAAAAAAAACACCCGAATTTTTTGCGTCACCTTTTTTGACACAAAACCGCTACGCATAACCAAAAAAACGTGTAAAAAGCTATGAGCACATTTCTTAAAAAAAATTTACGTCAACTGTTTTAGACCCCTAAAAGGTGACATAAATAGACTTTTTTGTAAATTTAGGGTTAAAAATGCGATTTTTAGATTTTGTGTCACCTGATTTAAAAAACAGGTGCCGAAAGTGGAAAGTCCTCAACCCTATATGCGATTCGTCACCTGACAAAACGTGATTTTCAAATTTCAGTTGACGATTCGGCATATTTTGGGACTTTCGTAAAAAATGGTATGAAATCAAAATTTTGCGTCACCTGTTTTTTCAAACCCGCGCCGTAAAGGCATTTCCAACTTGAAAAAAGCTATGACGATCGACTTTTTAGGGGGTAAAAAATTTTGCGTCACCTGAAAAAAACGAGTTTCCGAAAAATCCGCGACGATTCGTACTGTTTGACGCTTTTTTAAATTTTGCTTAATTTTGCGGAACGGATTTTAAAAAAAATAGGTTACGAGTCTCATTTCGATGTTTTTAGAAGTCCTTGAAAATGCCATAGCTTTCCGAAAATTGGACGATCAAAAAATTCTGCAATTTGAAAATAAATTCTGCAATTCGAAATTTGGAACAGTGTTATTGTAATTATATAAAATATTATTGTATAAAATACAATAATATTTTTTAAAAATAATTTAATAAAAATTTTATAAAAATTAAATCTTATAAAAATATATTTTGGAATAATTTTGGAAAAATTAAATGTTTCAAAATTAAATCTAAATATTATTATATGAATACTTCTAACCCGACTTATATAGAATCACACATAAGTGATTATAATGATTATTTAAGAGAAATTAAAATAAATTCTATTAAAATTAAACAAATAAATCAATTATCATCTTTAAGTTTAAGTGAAGAAGAAAAAGAAGACGCGATTATTCAGATTGATTATTTAACTGAAACAATATTTTGCATAAAAGAATCTATTTTATACTTATCGAATAATACAGAAACAGAACTTAGTATAAAAAACAGAAAGAAAAAATATGTAAAATATTTTGATATATCTAATTTTGTTACTTTAATATGTATATTGAATAACTTACAATGTAATATACAAAATATAAATATAACAGAAGTAGATAGTAGAATTAAAAAAATTATGAAAGAATATATCAATAATTTATATAGTTTAAATCTTCCTCCAAAAAAAGGTAAATCCATTAGTTTTAAGGAGAAAAAAAATATACGTATATTTGATAATGAAAGTGAGAATATAAGTGAGAATATGAGTGAGATTAAAAGTGAGAATATAAGTGAGAATATGAGTGAGATTAAAAGTGACTTTTATAAAGAGTCTTTTATAATAAAAATCTCTATGTATATATTAAAAAAAAAATTAATAAATTTAAAAAAAGTTATTAAATTTTTAAAATTATCTTATAATTTTGAGACTGAAATTAAGGAGTGCGAGTTTAATTTGAATATAATAAGTATTCTTTATCAAAAATATATAACTCATCAAGAATCACATAATGAATTTTCTAATAATTATGAAGAATTATCTAATAAATTTTATAATGAATTTAAAAAAAATAATGAATTTAATAAATTTATTAATAAATATCGTAAGCATGATAGTTTAAATAATTATGACAGTTTAAATTTAAGTTTTCTTAAATTATTAAATAAAACAGAAAATGAATCTGCGTTTGAAAGAAGTAACTGGAACCGTAGTGGCTATCTCCAAAATATGGCTATGGTAGACCCACCAAAACCTAAAATACCAGTTGCAAACCCGTCTCTATCTAAAACTGTAGGAAAATATGGTCTCTCTGCGTCTTCTTACAATATAGGCCCACAAAATCCTAATAGAAAGGTTGGAAACTCGTCTCCAAATGAAACTGCAGAACAAAATAGTAGTAAATCCATATCAGTATTTCCGAACGATACTGTAAATACAAAAAAATTTACGGATGATTTAGAAGAAATAGGTATGAATAAAAAATTTACTAAGAATGAATATAATAAACTTCCTGATTTTAAAAAAATGATATTTACCGTTATATCAGATATAGAATATTTAAAAGAACTTTATCAAAATATTAAAAATTCTGATTATAATCTTAATAATATCAATGTATCAGAATATATATTAAAATACAATAATTTTTTAAAAGTTATAAATAAACAGACAATAAATAATAAGGAAAAAATAGTTGAAATAATAACAAAAATAGCTTTATTATTTGAATCAATAAATTTAATAATTAGTTATAAAAGTACAGGAAGAAGTACTACAAAGATAATTAATAAACTAAATAAAGATATAAAGTATATTTTATAAAAATTTTATTATAAATTATTTATCTAAAATCATATTTTTAATTATTAAATTTAATAATTAAAATATAAAGATGTATAAAATAAATCGCCTATATACTCATGATAAAATATCATATTTGCAACTATATTTGTATTAAATGCGGTAATGCATCCGCCGCATCAGTTGACACTTCAACTAAAGCGGTCAATATTAATATAGCGCCTAATTTTTGTTCTTCTCTATCAATACCTTCAGTAATCATTCTTGTAAATTCAGATAAAATAATATTTTGAAGATTTATTTTTACGTTCATGTTTTTAATAATATGTGGTGGTATAGTAAATACGAAACCATTCGATACTATTTTTTTTTTAGCTTCCATTGTCATACCTGAACGATAGTTCCAAATATCTTCCGACCGTATATATAATTGATATAAATCAAACATATTAAGATTTTTAAACCAAATAGGGTTTGTATAATTGTCTAACATATTGATTTTATGAAAAACATCTTTGATTCTCATATCAATCTCTTCTTCAGGTGTCATAACACCTTTATCAATTTGTACAGTAAAACCCTTACTTGATAAATAATCACGATGTTTAAAAATATTATCTTTCTCATGTGTTGTAAAAGCACGAAACGTATAGGGGCATGTTGGATAATCAGAGTTAATAATTTCAATAATTGTTCTAAAATCGTAACCATATCTTTTATTGCTTATTTTATCATAAAATATATATAGATACGGAGATTCAATATCATATAAACTATTAAAAGTTAATATGTCACTATCATTCGAACAAGCTCTAATCTTCATTATACGCCATCGTCTAATATATGATTGAATTTTAATTATTGTATCAATATTTGATAGATAAAATCGTTCTTTTTCAATTTCATTATTAAGAACTGAAATAATTTCAGATTTAGATAATTTTGTATTAATCCATTTTAACTCTTTCGATTTTTTAATAGATTTACGAAGACTACCAACATTAATATATTGGTTATTTGATATTTTTTCAAATAATTCGCGTTTAGTATATATTACAATTTCACTTTTAGGTTTATTAATATTACTAACATGTCCTTTCTCCGTATCATTCGTAATAAAAAAAATATTGTTTTTTGAGTCTTTTTGTAATAAATCGTCTGTTAAATTGACAATATTTATTATGCTTGTATCAATTAAATTTGTGTTTGAAATCGTGTTTGAAATCGTGTTTGAAATTGTATTTGAAAATGTGTTTGCATTCGGTTGTTCTTGGAAAATAATTACATTCTTTGACTTTAAATGAGTACCACATAATATTTCTCCAATTTTTGATTTATTACAACATTGAATATTTAAATTAGATTTGTTTTTAACAGATTTACATAAAGTAGTCATTATACTATTATATATTAATAATTTCTTATATTAATAAATTTTTAAATAAAATAATATTTAATAATAATAATAATCATTTTTTTATATAATTAAAAAAAATTGAATAATAATATTCTTTACTTAAAGATATATTAATATTATAATATAACCAATAAACTACAAACATACTATGCAAAACTCGATTTTAACAACTAAAAACTTAAACGCAAACGATTATACATTCAAATACAAAAATGTTGATGGAAAACACCAAGTATATTTAAGAAACGGAGTTGGTTCAATTCCTGTTTTTTGGTCGCCTTGGTTGATTGCACCTTTTGGAGTTTCATCTTATATGAAATCTAAGGGGTCTACTGAAACACTTAATGATTGGACACTTGATTTAAAAGCATCATGTTATCAAAACTTGGATTTAAGCAAACTTGGTAAGACATTTTCATACGAAGAGAATAAAGAAGAAATTGAATATTTATTAAAATTTTTTAATGAACTACAAGAAAAAGCAATTGATTTTGCGCAATCTAATTCAAAGAATTTATTTAAGCGCGAAATGAAACGCGAGATTATTGAAGAAGCATGTATTACAAAGATTTTAAAAAAATCTGATAAAAAAGATGCTGATGGAAACTTTTATCCCGATAAATTTACTACAAAGATTGGGAAAGACAAGAATGGATTACCTGATATTGTTGTTGAAGATTTCGAATATCAACAAACATCATTTTCAAGTAGTGAAAGTATAATACAAGCATGGTTAGATGTTGAAGATAAATTAGGTCAATTGATTCCTAAAGGTACACCTTTAAGAGCTATTATTCAATTAAAGCCTTATTTTGTAAATGGAAAACTAGGTTTTACTCTTAAATTATGTGCTATTCAATTAGACGATAAGAAAAAGAATACTGGGCCAACTGTTTACACATTTAGAGAAGATTCTGGTATAAAATCGTTTAGTGAAAAGAAAAAAGTTGAAAATATTTCTTCTGGAACGTCAACACCTTCTGATACATCGATTGTCGATGAAGAAGAGATTGATGTTGAAGAGGAAGAAGTTGAAGTTCCATAAATTGGTTAAAATTTTTATATTTTGTACACTTTTTAACAAATAATTTTAAATTTATATAAAATAAGAATTACATTAAAAAAAATACATAAAACACATAAAAATTACATTAAAATATATATATATAATATTTATATTAAATACTCATATATATATTTTTCTTTATAAAAATCTAATGCATTATATAATGGATAATACAATATATAATGGAATAACAAAAGGTACCAATTTTAGAACATATAACATATATCTAAATTCGCCACAATTGGCGGTAAAAGCCAATACTAAAAAATATTATGAGGGTGTTATACAAAAAAATAGTATAATAATGAATCAACCTATAAAGAAATATTCACCATCATATTTTAAAACATCATATAGTAGAATATTTTATCCAAATGTTATAATAATGCCATCTACTTAGACTCAGCGTCCTTTTTTTTTATTTTAAAATTATTATTTAACATATCTAAAAGAGCATCTTTTAAATCATTTTTTTTAGAATATTTATTTATATTTGTATAATCTAGATTAATTTTATGATTTAGTAGTTCATTTACGCTTTTTAACTCATTTTTCCTATAGTATATATTGTTTACTTTATAATTTTGATTAAAATTATTATCTACATCCTCGCACTCATAAAAAATATAATGTTTATTTGCGTATATATGAACTTCCCATTTTTTTCGTGTATTAAATAATTCTAAATCATAATCTGGATGAAGTTTAACATAATTATTTATTGTCATTTTTAAATGTTTTTTATCAATATATTTTATTATTGTTCCTTCTTTTATATTTGATAAATTATTTATATAGTTATCATCTTCTTGAATAAATTTACAATTTTTTAATTCATCTTTATACAAATTTATACATTCAATTAACCGTATATCATCCATTTTAAAAAGTTTATAATAACTTATAATTATAAAATTGTTTTTATGTTTATGACAAAATTTTTATTATAATTGTTAATATAATTATTAATATTATTTTTAATATTTTTAAATATATAGTAAAAATTTTTAATAAATATATAATAAAAAATAAATTATATTAAATAATGTTTAATATAATTGAATAAAAATCATGAATTAAAATCAAATTAAACACATGTCTTCGTCAAAAATATTATTTGAAAAGACACATTCATAATTATTACATACTTGTTTTACAACAGTATAATATTTCCTTTCAAAAAATATATAATGATGATTTTTATGGACTTTTTTTAAATATCCTAATTCAACACCTTCGCCGTCTTCACCAGACATTCTATAAACGATGTTTTCATTGGGATTATACCATAATTCTTCACCATTTTTATTTTTAATCGGAACACATTCAACACTTTCAATGTCAGAATCTGCTTTTTCGGATTCATCTGATTCAGATTCTTCTTCTTCGGATTCTTCAGCTTCTGATTCTTCGGAATCAGATTTTTCTTTATTAACGTATTTTGAAGACACACTCTTTGAAGACACGCCCTTTGAAGACACGCCCTTTGAAGACACGCCCTTTGAAGACATTCCGTTTGAATGCACCTTTACACTATGAATCTCTTCATCATCACTATCAAATTTGATATCATTTGAATCGTCATTTGAAGATTTAGTTTGTTTTATCTTTTTAGAAGTTCCTGATTTTGATAAATCATTATTTTGATTAATATTTAAATCATTCATCATTTGTAAAAGATTATTTGAACAAACAATGTCGAAATCATTCATTTTATTGACGTGACTTTTTTTGTCTTTAGTTTTTTGTGAAGAAGACGATAATTTACTGATTTCTAATGTAATATTTTCAGTATTATTCTTTAAAATCTGTGTAGCGTAAAGTGTTAATAAAGTATTTAATTTTGCATTTTTATGATTTAAAACAAGTAAAATTGGATTTTTATCATCCGTAAATGTAAAAGTATTAATACTATTCTTTTTCTTAGCACCACGTTTTCCCATTGGTATAAAATAATCATCATCGGGCGTTGCAATACGACGAGTTTTGTCAGAAGAATCTATTGAAATAATATCTTTCTCAAAATCTTTTACCTTAGATTGACCATTATTTTTAATAGTATTTGAGTGGATATGACAATATCCATCGTCACTACTAATCGTCTTTAAACATCTTGAATAAGCATGAGTTTTTATATTATCATCTTTTTCTTCATCAATTAACCATACTTCAATATTGTTTTCCATCATTGCACGATAAGCATTTCCGATAGTATTGTAGCGAACACCTGCTTTACAACAATTTTTACTTGATGATTGATTATTATTGTCAATAACAGGTAATTTAGATATTGTTTTTTTAGATTTAATTTGTGTTTTTATAGGATTTGAATCCTTTTCCATAATAGTTTCATACAGTTTATCTATAGCCTCCATATTTGAAAATAGAATATTAATTATTAAAAAAGTATTATTATAATGATTTAAATAAATCAATTTTTAATTTTATATTGTTTTACATTTCAAAAAACATATGTTATTATAATAATGAAAAACTATATAAAGAAAAACTATATAAAGGAACCTATATAAACAAAACATTATAATAATGATTATGGAATGTATATTATATCCAGAACAATATAAACTTATTTATAATTTATCATTTTTATCACTTGGGTCATGTTTTTATGCTGTATATAATGGATATTATTATTTATCCGTTTGTCCAGGTGGTATTTTTTTGACATCTGTAAATTATTGGAGAAAACCCGATTATTCTTGGCGACGTTATTTAGATATATCTTACGTTCATTTGGCGTTAATGTATCAATTATATAAGGCTTATATGTCTCAATATATGTTACAATATTATACATTTACGTTAATCGGCATTGGTTTTTACATTTTGGGAATTTATTACTATAAAAAAAATCTGTATTGGCATTCTACGTATGCACATTGTGCATTACATATTACTGCAAATATTGCGAATTTTGTATTATATTCAGGAAAAATTGAATAAATGTAAATTTTTGTTAGTTTTATAGATTTATGTAGGTTTTTTTAATATTTCATTATAAAGTAATTGATAACGATGGAAAGATATATTTAAAGAAGATTATAATTAATAAGATTATGCGTAAATCCATATTTTTCTATTTTTTATTATCCGTGCATTTTAAATATAATATTATATTAAATAAATAAATGAATAAAAAATAATATATCACATATTATTTTTTATTAATTCGATTAATATTTTTTTTAATTTTATTTGAATATTCAGATATATTATTGCCATACTTATTGGGTTCATACTTTACAGAATCATTTATATAAATATTATATATTTCTTTAGCAGTATTTTTTCCAATACAATTCCCATTTTCTAATTTTAAATTTGATATTAAACCAATTGCCATATTAGGACTTTTATTACGAATAATTTCTTTGCATCTGTTTGTTAAATTATCATATGAAATAGGATTACGCATAATAATATTATTGTTATATGTTACAATCTGTAATTTATTTTAAATGTAAGTAAATAAAAATATTTTTCAATTTTTATTATTAGTCAAATTTAAAATTATCAACTAAATTATTATTGTTATTACTATAACTATTATTATTAATATTTTTAGAATTTGTTTTTGATTTTAATTTTTCAATAATTTCAATAATTTTTTTAATAGCCAATTTTTTTTCATCAGATAATCTAATAAAATTCATACCTTTTAAATAGTTTAAAGGAATCATTTTTTTTGCATTAAACAAATTATATGTCATACCATTAAAATCATATTGAAGTGTTTTTGAATTTATAAATTTTAGAGGATAATGATTTATTTTAATTGGATACATTTTTACAAAATTTGTATATTTCATGTCTTTTTTAGTAATACGTCCACTACTATCAAATGAAAAAATAAAATTAAGTTCAATTTTCCAAACAGACCCTTTTTCAATTTCATAATGTTTAATATTTCGAGAAGTTTGAGAAGATATATTTCTTATTATTGCTCTAATAAAATCTTCATTTGAAACAATTACTCCAATTGGTAAAGGGTCATTTCTCAAATCATTTATACTATTATGATCACTGAGTAAGTCTTTTTGTAAGAGTTTTTTAAATTCCGCTTTATTAAAAGAATTAAGACTATATTTATTTTGTAAAACATTATCCCATTGAATAGTAACGGGATTACTAATATTTAAAAAAGAATTTACTTTTTCAGTACTCCAATATTTAATAGAATTAGTTGTATTCGAAATTAACATTCCAAATAATTCTATAAATGGTCTTAAATTTCGTGTACTAATATTTGTTTTATTTGACATATATGGTA